TCAGGGGGCCAGTGCACGGATATACGCCTGACACGCCCGCAAGGCGATCAGTCCACGGTCGCCCTCGTCGGTGATGGCGACAATTCGTCGAGCATGCGCCGGGTCAAGTCGGGCGCGTACGGGGCCATGATCCACGCCGCCGGCGCCGGTGGCGGCAGGCACTGGGGCACAGGTGGTGTCGCGCTCGACCAGGACCGACAGGCGCAGATCGGCAGTAGCAAGGCGGTCACGCAGGCGAGCCTGAGCGTGCTGGGCATCGGTCAACTCCTGGAAATGTTTCGCTTCATTGTCGTGCAGGCGTTGTTCGAGGCCCTGGCGCTGCTCGCGCTCGGCCAGCAGCATGCCGTGCAGCGCCTCGGCCTGGTCCAGGCGCTGCTGCACCAGAGCTTGTTCCTGTGTGGCCAGCTGGCGACCAAGGCGCCAGCCCTGCGCCTGCCAGGCCACGGCAGCAGACAACACCATCAGCCCGATGCACACCGCCAGTTGCAGGCGGCTCAGCACAACACCTCCCGCGCCCGCGCCCACAGTTCGAGGCGTTCGGACAAACCGTTCAGGCCGCCATTGATATGCCGGGTGATGCGGTTGAACTCACCCTGGTCGGCCAGGGCGTTGAGCCCACGCGAGTGCCAGAACCAGGCCGCCGATTCGCAGGCCCAGCGCGGCTGCTCGAGCATCTGCGGTTGCGCCAGTAGGCGCTCGTCACCGAACAACGCACGGCTACAGGCCTGGTAGTTGTTACGCCCGGTCACCTGGATCAGGCCACGGCCACAGTAGCGCTGGCCATCGCCGTCAGCTTCGGGCGTATTGCCCAGGCGCAGGGCCAGGATGCCGGTGTCGTAGCGGGCCAGGTACTTGTCGTTGCCCAGCTCTTTCACATAGCGCAATTGGCCGGACTCATGGCCGACCTGGGCCAGGAACGCGGCAATGCGCTTAGGGTGGTCGATCTCCCAGTTGGCCATGGCCGTGTTCAGCGCCGGCAAGAAAGTGGCGACGCGCGCGCCGGCAAGTGGGTAGATCTGCTTGAGTTGCTGTTCAGTGAGCGGCATCGGCGCATTCTCCATTGCGATCGGATCGAACGGCAGCCAATGCCGCCAGTGGCTCGCTCATGGGCGATGGCTCGAAGCGCGCGGCTTTCACATGATTCAAGGTACGGCAGCGGCCGCACTTGATCTGGAGCTCGGAAACCGGGGTGATGCGGGCCAGCAGCTTGCGGCACTGGCCACAGCGAAGGTCGATGAACATATGACGGTGATCCTGAAGCGCGATTGAGTAGCAAGAAGCGACTATAGGAAGCGCGTTTGCCCGCAGGCACCGGGAAACCGTCTCCACCACGCCTCAGGCATTGAGCGTCCCCACCCGCCTGGGCGCGGAGCCCTTGGCCCTGGCCTTGCCCTGGCGCCCACCATTGCATTGCACGGTGGTGCGCCAGCCACTGCTGGTGAACACCTGCTCGACCGACTCGATCAGGTAAAGGCCATCGAGCCCGGCGAGGAAGCCTTGGACATCGATGGCGCGCTCGGCGAACAGGTCGGTGCGCCCAGGCATGTCGAGGCGCACGCTGGCAGTGTCGCGGTTGAAGCTGGCCAGGCGGGCACGGGCGGCCTGTTCCGCCGCCGCCCGGTTGGGGTACAGGTGACGGTCGGTGTAGACCGGCTGCAGGCCGTCGGGGGCATCGCCATTGACCAGCTCCACCGCCTGCAGGCGCCCGCTGGCGCTGTCCTGGTGGCGGGTCCTGACGGCCTTGTGGGTGCTCTTGTCGGCCAGGCGGAACTGCCACTGGCTGACCTGGTTGCGTGTAATGCCCACCACGTCCAGCGGCTTGCCGCTGGCGCTATGTCCACCCTGGCGCGGCAGCACCAGCAGCTGCCCATTGGCGAGCTTGGCGGTGCAGTCGTGCAGGCGCGCCAGGCGGGTGACAAAGTTGAAGTCCGACTCGCTGTACTGGTCGATCCGCGGCACCTGCACGGCCACCGGGCACACCGCCTGCCAACCGTTGCGGGCACCGATCTCGGCGACGATGCCCTGCAGCGTCGTATTCTCCCAACTGCCGCTGCGGATGGTCTTGCCGCTGCCACGCAGGTCGCTGGCCTTGCCGCGGATCACCAGGGTGTCTGGCGGGCCCGACAGCTCGACCTCATCGACGGTGTAGCGACCCAGGCGGCTCAAAGGCTGGCCGGCGTAGCCCAGGTGCACCTCCAGCAGCGCGCCCCTGGCCGGCAGCGCCACGTTGCCGTCACGGGCATCGATGCGCAGTTCGAATTCGTCCGACTCGAGGCCAGGTTTATCAGTGGTGCGCAGCAGCAGCAGACGGTCGTTGATCAGGTTGGTGATGTCATTGCCGTCGGCGGTGATACGGAATTGGGGTTGCACGATTGAGGCTCCGATGTCAGTCCCACAGTTGCAAGGTTTCGCTCGTCGTCATCGGCAGTTCCGGCAACAGGATCCTCACCCCGGCGCGAAACGGCTGCGCCTCGTCCGCCAGCCCCTGGTTGGCATCCAGCACGGCCTCGACCGTGCCGGAAAGATGGCCGTAATAGTGCTGGCAGAGAGTATCGAGCAGGTCGCCCTCAGACGTTGTGCAGGTCTTGGCCATAGCTCACGAACTCCAGTGAAAATCCTTGTTTGCGCGGAATGCCGCCAGCCAGCAGGACACTCTGCTCTTCCTCGATGCTGGTCAGGCACCAGGTACCGAGCACCTCGCCGTAGCCAGTGGTCAACGACAGTGGCAGCAACTGGCGGCCAATGCTGCGCAGTGTCTGCAACTGGCCAAGGCCACCCTTGAAACCGGGGAAGATCGCCCCTCGAATGCTGATGGTCTCTTCACCCAGGCTCACCGCCTGCTGCGCGGTGTCGCGGCTCAGCCGCTCCTGGCCGGCCCAACGGAAACGAGTCTGCCGGCGCAACTGGTCGAAGGCGGCGGTGTCGAGGTTGAAGTAGTAAGGCGCCGCGCCCGCCTTGAGCGGTTGCAGCACCAGCAGGTGCGGGAACGGCTTTATAGCTTCGGCAGCCGGCGTCGCCTCAGGCGCGAAGCCCAGTGTCGACAGCATGCCGTTGACGGCCGAGGGTAACTCCTTTACCAACCGCTTTATGGCGGTGCCGGCCTTGGCGATATGCCCGGCGAAGGTATCGATGCGATCACGTACCTGGCGTACCACGGCCAGCGTCTGCTCATACCTGGCCGCTACCTTGGCAACCCGAGACTGGGCATTCGTGATCGCGCGCATCGTGCGCTGGAGTTTGGCGGCGATGAACGGGCCAACCACTGGCAGCCCCTCCAGCACGACGACCGCGCCCTGTACATGGCCGATCGCGTCGTTCATCGGATCAAGCATGGCGCCGGCATGCCGACGCCCTGCTTCTCCTGCCTTGACCAGGGCGTGCAGCGTGGCTTGCAGCTGCTCCATATAGGTCATGGATCCTCCTGTCAGAATGGATTGGGATGATCGGCCAGCTGTGCGTTGTAGGCCTGCCTTTGCAGGTCCTGCATGACACGTCGGACCGCCTCTTCGAGTTGCTGGGTGAGCTGGTTGGGTGCGTCCACGCTGCCCTGCACGGTGATAGGCATGTTCGCGGTGAACGTGAGCTGCTGGCTGACGGGCTGCGTGGCCAAGCCTTGGCTATGCACCGGGCGCGGCCCTGCATCGGGCAGCGCCAGCGGCCCAGCAGGTACGCTGGTTTCCTGAGGTTTGAACTCGGCGGCGCGCTCGGAGAAATACTTGCCCACAGGTGCACCAATCAGCACTCCAGGCCCTATCGCCAGCGGCACCTCGACACCACCAGCGGGGCGCGCATCGACTGCCGCCCGAGGCTTGGAATGCGCCACCTGCGATGGCGCCAGTAATTGTCTGGCAATCCGTGTGCCGACCTGCCCATCGAGCACCTCGCCCTTCGGAGCGAGGGTGATCTGCCGCGGATCGCCCAGGGAAATTGCTTGCCGGGGACTCTTGCGAAGTTCGTCAGAGGCGCTAAAGAATGTCTTTCCAGCCCATCCCCCGATCACACCACCGATCTTGTCGCCAACCATGTTGCCGATCAGCATCGCAACTGGCGGACCGACAACGCCACTGAGAAGCATCCCCCCCAGCACCGTACCCACCGCTCCGCCAATCGCACCACCATAACCCGCCCCCTTCTCCTCGGGCGTCTTGGCCGTGGCATAGGTGTATGCCCCCTTTACCCCGGCCTCCAGCCAAGGCAGCTTGCCAGCCGCCTTGAAAGCTCCCGTCAGCCTGGCCCAACGCCCAGGTGGTGGATTGATACCGGAAGGTGACGGTCCGGCATCCGCCCCTAGCGGATAAGGTTCGTCCAGACCAACCCCACGTCCGGGACGGCGTAAACGGCCACGATGCTTGTAGGCTGCAGCCCCCACGCCTATCCCCAGGGCGCTGGCCAAGGTGCCCCACGATGTACTCGACGCCGATGGCGGCGCAGCGTCTGCTGACGGCGTCGACTGCCCGTTGCCTACGCCCGCCACGGAAGCACTGTGCGCTGCGCTGTCGGGCCTGGCCATCAGCTCCTTGCCCACCACACCGCCAACCTTGTCGCCGGCAAAGCCGAGCATCATCGAGGCCGTAGGGGCGCCCAGCTTGAGGCCCGCGCCCAATATGGCCCCTGACACGGCCCCCAGGAAACCACCGGCGGCGGCACCCTCCCCCTCCCCCCTCTGCTCCGGAGTGGAAGCCGTGGTCGCCGTAAACACCAACTTCGTCAACGCATCCAGCCCAGCCATGCCGGTAGCCGACTTCCCGGCCTGTAGCGCCTGCGCCCAACGCCCTGGTCCATCACTCCGCGGCAGCGGGGCCGGCATCGCGTCCGCGCCAAGCGGGTAATCCTCGCTGCCTGGCGCACCATCGGTACTGCCAATGACCAAGGCTGGCAGGTACAGGGTACCCGGACGGACAGATGCGCTGCCCTGGGCGGCGCCAGGTTGTCCATTGCTGTCAGTCGAGCCGACCAGCCCATTTCGAGCCTTGCCAATCGCCGCCTGAGCCTGTGCGACTCCCTTCGCCGCCAGGTAACCACCGCCCGCGATCAGGAGCGACGAGGCGACATCGCGCGCCGCCTGGCCGACCAGGGGCAGTAACTCAGGCCCCGGCTGGGTCGACCGGGCGCCCTGGGAGCGCTCCAGAAGTGCCTTGTGCTGCTGAAGCAGCCCGACCTGCTGTTGCTGTACTTTCAAGGACTCGGCCTGCGTATCCTCGCCCTGTAGCGCCATCGCCCCTTGCGGGGGCGGGGCAGTGCTTCCCCCGCCGCCGACTTCGGCAAGCCGCTGAGTCCTTCCCAGCTCTCTCATGGGTACCGTGCGGCCAGGTAGCCCTTCCAACGACCCCGCATGTTCCGGGACGTTTACACCGACTGCGCCAAGCGCTGTCGTTGATCTGTTCGCCATCCGTGTCTCCCCTTTCAATCCGCCAGCCACCAGACCATGTCGCTGAACGACATGGTCATGATCTCACTGGCAGAAAAGTTCAGCTCCTTGGCCAGCCGCCTGGCGGCGGCCTTCTGCCGCGCAGGGTCAAACCTCGTCGTCCTGCACCAGGCGAAAGTAGCCCGTCTGCAGGCGGCTGTAATCCTTCAGGGCCAGGCCCTCGAGGTCCTTGACGCCAACCTCGGCGAGTGAAGCGAACAAGTTCAGTTCGCGCTGCTCGTCGTCAGCCACGCCACCAGCCTGTGCGTTGCGGATGTCTCGCACGGTCGGCGCGCGTAGAGACAGGCTATCGACCTGCACGCCATTGGTTTCGCTGGGGCGCGACAGGCGCACGGTCACGCGCTCGGCGTTGACGGTCAGCCATTGCGGCAGTTTCTTCGCTTGAGCCATCGAGCGTTCTCCTTAAAGACCCAGGGCGGCGCGCTGGGCGGCCAGCTGGTCGACACCGTCGATCACCCGCTTCATGCCCAGGGCGTCGATTTCGTAGACCAGGCGGCCATCGACTTCGAGCTTGTAGTAGGTAACGGCGACGCTGTGCTTGATTTCAGCCTTGTCGCCGGACTTCCAGTCGCCCATGTCAATCTCTTTCAGCGAACCGCGCAGGGTGACGATGACCGGGTTGATCTTGCCCTTGAGGCCCTTGAAGGCACCGCGGAAGGTGCCGTTGAAGGCGGTGCCGTCGGCCAGGCCGAAGAACTTCAGCGACTCGCGGCGCACGCCGGTGGTGGTGAAGGCGGCTTCTTGCTTCTCCATGCCCTGGTCCATCTCGACCGGCATGTCCATGCCGCCGGGGCGGTGCTCTTCCATCTTCAGGGTGAGCTTGGGCAGGGTCAGGCTGGGCACGTCGCCCTGGAAGCTGACGCCATCGACGAACAGGTTCAGGTTGGCCAGTGTTTCGGGAATCATTGCCATGTAGGTGCGCTCCTTAAGCGGCGGAATCGAGGACTTCGGTCAGCCACTGGTTGGTGACTTCGACGCGGAAATTGGGGTTTTCGGCAGGCGGCACATCGGTGAAGCGGATGTTCCAGTACACCTTGCCCTGCTCCAGCTGGCTGGCGGTGTTCAGCTCCGGATCGGCGAAGACCTCGAAGTTGATGATCGCGCCCTGGTTCTTCAGATCGCGCATGAAGGCCTGCAGGCCCTCGGTGACGTCCTTGACGTAGGTGGCGGTGATGGAACGGTCGACCGCCCACTTGTGGCCGTAGAGGATCGCGTCCATGACGATGTCCATGGTGCGCACGCGGGTGACGAAGGCCCATTTCGGGTCGCTCGACAGGGTGCGGTTGCCCCACAGGCGGAAGCCGTCGTCGCGGATGATGGTGGCGATGTTGGCGTTGTTCAGCAGGTTGGCGCGGCAGGTGTCGTCGCCATCGAGGAACTCCACGGCGCGGGTGGTGCCGGTGATGCCGACTAACTCCTTGTTCGACGGCGAGGCCCAGAAGCCGTACTCACGGTCGGTGTAGGCGAACAGGCCGGCGACCCAGGCCGACGCCGGTGCATCGACGGTGGCCTGGGCCTCGTTGTCCCAATAGCGCACGCCGGGGTCGACCATGAAGGCCCGCTTGGCGCCAAACTGCTTGGCGTAGGCAAGCACTTGCTCTTCGGTGGTGTTGGGACCATCCAGGATGGCGATCCCACGCAGTTTGTCGGCCAGGGTCACCAGGGCTGTGGCGATGGTGTCGACCGAGCTGTAGCCCGGTACTATCAGCAAGCGCGGCTGAGCGTTGAATCGGCTCTTGCCATCGAGCAACGCTTGCAGGCCGGTACGCTTGCCGTTGATACCGACGGTACCGATGATCGCCGAGATCTGTTCGGCGGTGTCATCCAGCTTGGCCACGCCACAGGCGACGATAACCGCCTTGGCGCGAGCGAAGACGGCGCGGCAGGCCTTGGTGATGGCGGCATTGCCACCGAACGCAGCCACTGCTTCGCGCTCGCTGGTGATGAGCATCAGATCATTGGCCTTTGCGGTGACGCCCGGGCCTTCGGTGAAGGTATCGATCAGGCCGATGATCGAGGACGAAGGCAACGCGATGTTGCGGGCACCCGTGTCGACATTGGTCACGGTGACGCCGTGGAAGAATCCACTCATGTAGGTTTGCTCCAGGTTCAGGTGTGAAAAGGCCCTGCGCGTGCAGGGCCTGGAAGGGGTGGATCGGTGTAGGAAAACACCCGGCGCTGCGGGCGCTCAGATTTAGGCGACTTCTTCGAAGCCTTGGCTGATCAGCCAGTCGGCAGCCGCCGTCTCGTCAGGGCAGGACGGCCAACTTTCGGCAGTTGGCGCTGTGTCCGAGAGGTCCAACCGGTTCAGTTCGATCCGGTAGCGTTTCCAGGCTGTCAACGCCGTTGCTTCGGCATCTGTTGCCATTTCCAGCGCAACGGCGTCCTGCAAGGTGGAAATGCGCAGCGTGGCATATCGGACCAACAGTGCCTGCTTGTGGGCGCCCGATTGGCGTAGCGCCTTGCCTCTGGCCACGTGGTCGATAACCCAGGCACTGCCGTTCCAGATGTCGAAGTCCGAGGTCGGTGCTTGCAGCGTGAAGTCTTCAGGCAGCTCGCCCAGCCTGGACCAGGCCTGCGCCTCACCGTCGGCGGTGCGATACACCGTTACGCCTCGATGATCGACCACTTGGTCCCAGTGCTTGCCGTCTTGCGTGACGATGGCGGCGAAACCGGCCTTCAACTCAGGCGGTTGTATGGAATAGCTATGGGCCGGTATCAGCCAGATTCCGGGTTCGAGCGGGCTGGGATCGGCCGCGCAGGCTCCGAGAAACTCACCACTGGCAGGGTCGACGTTGCACACCAGGGGGGCAACGACACCGGCCTGTTGCCACCAAGCGGCGGCGACAGCTTGGTAGAACTGCACCGCAGCCACTGCGCCTTGATTGATTTGATCGGTCATGGGCACTCTCAATATTTGATACAGGCCAGATAGGCCCGGTTGAACGGCCTGGATTCGTTGCCGCCGCTGACGCTGGTGACGAAGCTGTGGGCATGGGCCGGCGCCGTGTCGGTGTTGACTGCGTTCACGCCATCGCCCATCTCATCACCGAGCACGGCGTTACCGCCACTGGTGACCATTGCCGCAGCGATACGTTCTCTCACCAGCAGGGACACGTGCGCGTGGGCGCCTGCGGCCGAAGTGGCCCCGGAGTGGGCGTGCTCGAGGTTCTGGCTGGCCTGGTCGGTGAACAACGCCCGACCAGGGTCAACATTGCGGCCGTCCGACCAACCACGGTCGAAATAGCCACGGTCGTCAGGCAGGTTGAACGTCGTCGAGCCATCACCGGCGCCAAACTGGGTACCGATGACCGCGAACAAGCGCGCATAGGTCACGCGCGAAACCGCAGCACCGTTACGCTTCAGCCAACCCGCTGGTGGCACGCTCATCGCGAAGTGGGCGACATGGCCGGCAGTCAGGCCAGCAATGGCATTGACCTGCTCGATGGTGGCCTTCTTCGACAGCTCGTTGACCATCGTGGCAGCAAAGTTCGGATCGTTGCCGATCGCGGCCGCCAGTTCGTTGAGCTGGTCCAGCGCGGCCGGTGCCGAACCAACCAGGGCCGCAACCGCCTGCGCTACGGCATTCGAGGTTTCCGCCCGGGTGAAGACTTCGTTCTTGGTATAGGCGTCGGTGATGCCGTAATCCGCCACGGTGGTCGGATTGCCCGCCGAAACCACACGACCATACTTATCGACCTGCACGCTCCGATACGTACCCTCAGCTACACCAGTGCGGCCAAACGCCATCTCGAACGCCAGGGCCGTCACACCCAATGTGATCGTTGCATCGGTGACCAGCTGCCAACCGCTGTCGCCATTGACCGTGCCCTTCTCCACCAGCACCAGCAAGCCAGGTGTGACCTTGGCATCGGTATTGGCATCGCTGCTGCGAACCCAGGCACTTGCACCGACCTGGTACAAGCCGTTGTCCTTGGCTGCTGCCTGATTTTTCACCAGTACCCGGGCCCCAGCCAGCAGCGCGACCCCATCAATGGTCTGCAACCCATTCAAAGTGATGGGACCGGTGGTGGCAGCCTGCACCGAATACTTGAAGTCCTGCCTGGCCAGCTCCTCAGTGACCCATTCACGGGTAGCGAGGACAACCGCAGGATCGATCTTCAGCTGTACCAGGCTGGCGGTGCTGACGATCAGGTTCAGGCGTACCACCTGGGTACGGCCCGAGCCCTGGCTAAGCAGCGGTTTGTAGGTGGGTGCGCAGTTGGCCACGGCGACCATGTCGCCGTCAGCGTCGTACAACGCGACTTCGCGGATCCAACGCCCTCCTACTTCTGCGGGGATGACCTGCTCGGCGACGATCACCGAACTGTCCTTGTCGTCCACCTTGAGCTGATTCAGCGGTGCGCGACGCCATTCGTTGATCAGGCTGGTCTGGGTGGCATTAGGCGTGGGGTCGAGGCCATTGGCGTCGCCCACCCCCATCTGGGTGATTTTCCACGGAATGCCCAAGGCATCCGCGTTGGCCTGCTTTGCCGCGCCCACTTTGGTGAGGATGGCGTAGAACTGTGAATTCTGGTCAACCATGTGCAATGTCCAAGGTATCGATTGTGTGTTCCCGGCCACCGCGTCCGATCGCACCGCTGACGATGAGGTCAGGGGGCGCCGGTGGGTAGACGTCGAGTTCATCGCCGTCCTGCAACGCGCAGCCCAGGTAGAAGGCGCCACGGCTTTCGAGGCTGATCACCAGGCCGGTCAGGTGGCGGCTGACCGGTCGGGCATCGTCGATCTGCGACGACAGTTCGTTGTATGTTTCTTCGCTGATGCCGGCGTCAGTTACCCCGAGTTTCAAGGCAAATGTTCCTGGCACCCCGGCAGGCTGCGTCTGCCACCACTCCTCGACTTCGATCAGGTAGCCGAACGGCTCGACCACCCGCCTGAGAGCGCCGAGGGTGCCCTTGTGGGCGTGGACGAAGAACGCCGAGCGGATCACCGAGCGTTTGATCGACTCGCTCCAGCGGTCGTCCCAGCGATCCACCGACCAGGCCCAGGCCAGCTGGTACAACAGGTGCGCCGGGCAGGTATCCGGGTTGTAGAGGGTACGCAGGCTGACCTTGAGGTCTTCGTCTGCAGCCGCCTGCAGAGCGTATTCCAGTGGCGTATGGTTGAGCGGCAAGAGCGTATCCATGTCAGCCACCGCGCTTGAGGTCGATGCCGGTGCACCAGGCTGCTTGTGCCTTGGTGGGGCGAATATCGGTCCAGTTCACCAGTTCGACCCGGCTCACGCCCTCGATGTGCAACTGTGCGTCGACACCGGAGCGGGCTACCTCGACGCCCAATCGTCGCCGTGGGTTGACCCACAGCTCCAGGCGCCGTCGGCATTCGTCGAGTATCGTTTCGTACTCCGGGCCACTGTCAGCCATGTGCAGCACCGCCTCGACGCGATAGGGCAAGATCTCTGCACTGCGCACGTTGACCCGATCAGCAACCGGGCGGATATCGTCGTCGTTGAGGTAGTTGGCGACTTGCGCCAGCAGTGGCGGGCCGGCCATACCATTACCGTCCAGACTCAGTACCGTGACGTCTACCACCGCAGGCGACGGGCTTTCGGCGGTGGCGTCGGCGACCCGTCCCGAGGCGTTGCGGGCATGGAGGATGTAACTGTTGCGCGGGCCGGCCGTGGTCAGCCCCTCGTATACCAGTTGCACCCTTTCGCGTAGCGCGTCGTCGGACTCGAGGAGGAGCTCGGTCGGCGGGATCGTGTTCGGGTTCGCGGCCCGGATAACCAGGCGTTGCAGGCTGACATTGGCTGCCAGCTGGTCGAGGTCGCCTTCCTTGGCGTAGGCCAACAGCAAAGCCTTGGCCGCGTCGTTGACCCGCGCCCGATTGAGCAACTTGCGGTAAGCGCCAACCTCCAGCAGCTTGATCACTGGATCGCTTTCTAGTTTGGCGGTCCAGCGATTGCCCATATGGGCGCGAAAGCTGGCAAGGTCCTCCAGATACAGAGCCTCGAAGTCGAGATCTTCGAGCAGTTGAGGAACGGGCAATTTCGACAGGTCGACCTGGCTCATACAGTCACCTCCACCAGGGCGTCATCGCCTAGATAACGGCCGCTCAGGGCCAGGCTGACCTGGCCGTCGAGCACGGCTACGACCTTGACCCGCTCCAGCTTCAGGCGCGGCTCCCAACGCCCCAGGGCGCGGGCCACTTCGGCCTGCACTGCGCTCTTCCAGCCTTCGTTGACCGGCAGGTCGACGTAGCGGCGCAGCTGGCTGCCGTACTCCGGGCGCATGCGCCGGCTGCCCAGCGGCGTGGTGAGGATGTCTTCGATGGATTGACGCAGGTGGGCCACGCCCGACAGGGGCAATCCCGTGCGGCGGTCCATGCCGATCATGACGCACCGTCGGTCACGGGCATGGCCCGTGGAAAGGTAGGCATAGTGTTCTCCTTGATGAGAAGGCCAGTTGCGGCCTTGGGCTGTCCAGAAACCACACGGCCTTCACGCAACAGCTACCGGACCGCAGGATCTGGTGCGCGGGCGGCGCATTGACTGCATGCCCGCCGCGGGAGTCAGTTGGTAACCAGCAAATCCAGACTGGTAGCGTCACACGCATTGCTGACCTTCCTGTCAATCACCAGATAGAGCATCGAGGTGGTGGACACCTCGACGTCGCTTGCCTTGATGACAGCGCTGCCGCCGTTGGCCAGATTGCCCGACTGCAACACGCTGTCCCCGAGATTGAGTGACCATGTGATGCCATCGCCACAAGCGTTGTGCAGGTCGTTCACACGGCCAAGCACGTTGATCTTGCCGGCGATCGGGCTGGCCCAGCGCACGATGCTCTGGCTTTCGGCTCCCGGATGGGTCGCCACCTCACCTTGCTTGAAGACGAAACTGCCACCAGAGCCGGTGAACGTGAAACTCTTCTTGATAACACTCACGTAGGCACCCGTTGCATCGTCCCGCCAGCAGGTGACGTTGGCGCCGCTGCAGGAGTCTGCAACGAAGGTCGGCATCGGGGTGTAGTTGGCCGCGGCATTGACGGCGGTCTTGTTCTGCATGAACGACCAGGGCGAATCGGGTGCTGCATTCTGCGTCGCGATGTACATGTCCCGGGCCAGGTTCCACGACTGGGCAGTTACCGCCCAGGCAGCGGGAGCCATGACGCTACACAGCAGGGTGAGCGCGACTAGAGTGGGTTTGAATTTTTTCATGGTCTGATCAGATCCTTGTTCAGTGCTTGTGATTGGCGGTGTTGCCGGCCGTATCGATGATCCGGCCACCGCCGTTGATGTCACCGCTGACCGTCAGCGGGCCATTGATGGCGACCGTGCCGGTCAGGGTGATCGACGCAGCGTCGAGGGTGATGGCTTTGTCGCTGACCACCACGGTGCTGGCGCCGACCTTGACCGTGGCCTGGCCGCTGGGCAGCTGGATGTCATAGCGCTTGGCCTGCCAGTCGTAGATCAGCGAGCCGCCGTCGTCGAAGCGCCAGACCTCGACATGGTCGCGGTTGTCCGGCGCCGTGCCGGCATTGCCGTATAACCCCGGGACGAAGGTGCCCAGTGCCGGTTCGCCGCTGGCGCTGATCAGCACCCCCTGCTCGTCCAGGCTCGGTACTCGCCAGTGGCGGGCCTTGCCGGCAGCCTGGGCATGCCAGCGCACCCAGGCGCTGGTCCAGCCGCCGCCGTCGGACACCCGCACCCGGGCTGCGGCCAAGTCGACCGCGACCACCCGACAGGGGATCACCAGGCTGGCCAGCATGCGGTCGTGCATGGCACTGGCGTAGCTCATGCCAGATCCTCCGGTGACAGGTATTTGTCCTGGTTGCCGGGCCCGGTGTCCGGGGCAAATCCCAGCATCAGACTGCTCGCCGGCTGGTCGGGCCAAGGCCACTGGACAGTGCCCAACAGGATGGGTTGTTCCCATTGCACCCGCCAGGTGGAGCCCTCGGCTTCGGCGAAGATGTCCCGTGCGCCCTCTACGTAATCGAGCCCCCAGGATTGCTGGCGCAGCACATCGATCATCTGCGCCGCCAGCACACCGGCCTGCGTCCGTGCCTGCGCGGGGGTGCCCTGGGCGGTGACGCGGGCCTCGAAGGTCGCCATCAGCAATGAGCGACCGTCACGCAACGCCTCGTCGCCACGCATGCGCAACACGCCATGCACCAAGGCCGGCAGGGGCGGCTCGGTAATGTCGTCGCCCTCCGTGGCGACCGTGGCGAAGGCCGGCAACGCCGCCCGCAGGATGGTGGTGACGGCCGCGTACAACTGGGCCAGTTCGCTCATGCGCGTGCTCCTTGAACGATCGGTTCGGCGAAGGCCGGGCCCGCAAAGGCCCGGCACGCGACTCAGAAGTGCCAGGTCCAGATGTCGATCGGCTTCTGGTCAGGGTTGATCTTGCGGATATGGCGATAGGTCGGCTGGAAGCCGAAGCGCGCCCACACCGGTTTCTCGTCGAGAATGGCGATGCTGCCGTTGGCCTGCAGGCGCAGCACCGCGCTGGCATGGCCGCCGGTGTGCGAATGCCACAGCACCGCGTTGCCGGCACCGTAAACCACCAGGTTGCCGTCACCCTGGAACACCGCGCGCACCGCGCCCTTGCCTTGGGTACCGGCGTTCCAGGTGGCCGCGCCGTTCGGGCCATAGGCCACGAGATTACCGTCACCCTGGAACACCAACTTGCTGGCGCCCGCGCCGTACACCACGCCCTGTACCAGCTCGGAGCCAGGTGCCAGCAGCAGCGAGTCGATCGCGCCAGGCACCAGCGGGATGGCCGGCGTGCCGTTCCACAGCGCCAGCGAGTCGACCAGCACGATATTGCCGTCGTCTTGCAGCACCAGGTGGGTACGGTTCCACTGGTCTTTGCTGGTGAAGGTGCTGTTGTCAGTCAGCCACACCCGACGTCGCGAGTAGTCGTCGAGGAACGCGCCGTACTGCACGTAGAAGGCCAGCGGGGCTTTCTTGTTGCGCAGGGGAATGGTCGAGCTGAAGGGTTGCTGTTCATTGGCGACCCAGACGGTGGCGCCACCATCTTGGATCACCAAATTGCCATCGCCCTGCAGCAGCAGCTTGAAGCGCTGGTTGGGCGATAGCAGGTACTGGCCTGCCGACAGGGTCTGGTAAGCGGGCAGCACCGAAGTACCGACGCCGTTGAAAGGAATGCGGGTACGACCTGCCATGGTGTTTCTCCTACTGAATCGATTGAAGGGGAGCCGGGCTCTGCGGCCCGTCCTGATCGCTCGTCGGCACGTTGTCGAGGCCCGTGGCCTTCATGTGGTTCAAGGTCGCGCACCGCGAACACTTGATCTGGACCAGCGCCGGTCCGCCGATGCGTGCCAGCAAGCGGTTGCATTTACCGCAGCGAAACTCGTTGAACATCGCCACTCTTCCTTGTTAACGCGTTCATTCTTCATCCTGGCGCACGGTTGCAGGCTGCTCGTCCAACCCCAGCCGCCGAGCGGCCCAGCGCTCGTAAAGGCCGATGGCCACGTCGGCGCCGGCCATGGCGGTAAGGCAGCCGAAGGCGCTGGCACTCCAGATCGACATGCCACTGGCGTAGAGCAGCATGACCGTCGACACCCCGCAGACCATGCAGGCCCCGGAGCGCAGCGCCAGCCGCCTGAGCAGCCCCCAGCCGCGGGCGCCAGCCTTGTCGGCGCGCCACATCTCGCCGGAAAGACCGCCCAGCAATGCCAGGACGATCACCAGCCAGAGCGGCATTTCCAGCAACGTCTGTTGCTCGTTCGTCACTGTCCTGTCTCCTGTGTGATGCCCGCCAGCGGCATGCTGGCGGGGCGTTGTTTATCGTTTGACTCGGCATTCCAGAAAGCCCGCGTCGCAGGTGTTAATGGCCAATTAAACTGACCCACCTCTGGCCAACAATTTTGACCCACCCATAGTGGCATTGGCCACCGACCATGTAGCGTCACCCGCCTTATGCACAGGCCGGGGACAGATCATTGAAGGAGTGGGTTGTGATTCACAAGATCAAGGGGTTGTATGACCAGGGCCGAGGCCTGTCGGTCCGTGCCATCAGTCGTGAGCTGGGGATTTCCCGGAACACCGTACGCAAGTATCTCCACCTGGATGAGATGCAGATCAGCGCTACCATTGCTGACCCTTCACGCACCAAGGTGCTCGACGAGCACCGCGATTATCTGATTAATCAGTTGGGTCAGTTTCCAGCCCTGAGCGCAGTCAAGCTGGCCCGTCGCCTGAGGGAGCGCACCACCGAGCTGGCGGTGTCAGACCGGAGCATTCGCCGCTATGTGCAAGCGCTCAAGCAGCAGGTTGCCAGTGGCCAGTTGCGCTATTACGAGCCGGTCGTTGAGTCAGTGCCTGGCGTGCAGTGTCAGGTCGACCCCGGTGAGCTGCGAGGCGTCATGATTGGCGGCCTGGAGCGTGTCGTTCATTTTGTGGTGTTTGTGCTGTCCTGTTCACGGCTGATGTATGTCGGTCTGAACTTCCGGCCGCTGGATACCGAACGGTTTATCCAGATGCACGACGAGGCCTTCCGCTACTTCGGCGGCGTCACCGAGGAGTGCATCTACGATCAGACCAAGATGGTGGTGATCAACGAGCAGTACCGTGAGCTGACGCTGAACCAGCGCTTCCACCAGTATGCGACTACCGTCGGGTACCGCATCCATGCCTGCGAGGGCTATGACCCGGAGAGCAAGGGCAAGGTGGAGGCCGGGGTCAAGTACGTCAAGCGTGACTGCTTCTACGGCGAGCACTTCCAGGACGAGGCCGCCGTCCGACAGCACCTGAATGATTGGCTCGAGACTGTCGCCAACGCACGCGTGCACGGCACGACGGGGCAGCATCCAAGAGCGCATTTCGAGGCACTGGAGCGTAGTCAGCTCAAGCCCTATCTCGTCCCGCAGAACCTGCTGCACGTGGCGCCGACAAGGGAGACCCGCAAGGTCGACAAGACCGGCTTGATCTCATGGCAGGCCAACAAGTACTCGGTACCCATGGCCTGGCAGCAAGCCCGTGTCGGTGTCAGCGCACAGGACAACCAGTTGCTGATCCATGACCTGGAGAGCGGTGAACTCATAGCCACCCATGACCTGTGCAAGGCCAAGGGCCGGATGATCAAGAACAACAACCATTACCGAGACCATGCCCAGCGCATTACCGACCTGGAGCGCGGCATCGACTCGATCCTGCCCGATGCCCTTGGGGCAACCCTGTGCCAACTGCTCAAGCGTACTTCGCCGCGTATCTACAAGGATCAGCTGGTTGCTGCACGCGACCTGCTCATGGCCCATGCGCCGGTTGATACGGCGTTGCTCGGCGAGTTGTGCGAGCGCAGTGAACTGACCGCCACCGGGCTCAAGCGCTACCTCGAAGCATGGCAGCAAGCCAAGGCGCGGGGCCGGATCATCGGCGACCATGACTATGCGCCAGAGGCCGGTAGCCAGGTTAGTCACGCCGACCTGAACGCTTATGCCCGCATTGGCCAGTCGACTGGCCACGGGGTGACCCAATGAGCCTGCTCGACAGCACTATCGCGCAGTACCGAAGCCTGCGCCTCAGCGCGACCGCGGGTGAGCTGGCCACCCTGCTGGCCAGAGCCGAAGCCAATGAACTGTCCTACCTGAGCTTCGCCCAGTCACTGGTCGAGCATGAGCTTAACGCCCGCTCCAGTAGCCGCGTAAGCCGCAACCTCAAGCAGGCGCAGTTCCCCTCGGAGAAGCATCTGGAGGCCTTCGATTACCGGCACCAGACCACCATCACCAAGCGCCAGGTCAGCACCTTGCTGGACTTCAGCTTTATCGACAACCGCGACAACCTGGTGTTCATCGGACCACCGGGTGTGGGCAAGACCCACTTGGCCATTGGGATTGGCCACAAGGCGGTTCAGGCGGGCTACAAGGTGCTGTTCCGCACGGCTCTGGCGTTGGTCGAGGATCTGGAGCTGGCGGAAATGAAGGGCGAGCTGAAGAAGCGCCTTAATCAGCTGAGCAAATACGACGTGCTGATCATCGATGAGCTGGGCTACCTGCCGATGACGCGCCAAGCCCGGTACAACCTGTTCCAGTTAATCAACAACCTGTACGAGTACCGCTCGGTCATCCTGACCACCAACAAGGACTTCACCAGCTGGGGCGAGTTCTTCCATGACGACAACGTGGCCGTGCCCATCATCGACCGCGTGATCCACCATTCACACATCTTTATGCTGGGAGGTGAGAGCTATCGTTTGAAGCAGAAAACCGGCGGTTAGCGGTGAGCAAGTGGGTCAATTCTATTGGCCAAAAGTGGGTCAAAATTAATGGCCATTGACAGCAGGCTTTCCAGTAATGCGCTGTCTAACCGCCGGCCACGACTGGTGACGCCGTGCGGTTGCGCTTCAAATTGGTGACTCCGACCGCGGCCGCCTGCCCGCCGGATAACTGATCGTGGTGCTTTACGCTGCACACCCGGGCCAGTTGCCAACCCTCTGAACAGTCGAGGCCTGTTCATCGCTGCCTGTGTAACAACCGGTTGCTGACCGGCTTGAGACACAGATTATGCATGTATGCATATGCAGTCAATGCATTTTCAGAAATATTTATGCATTGGAATTTGCCGAAATGCATGAAGGCCTTACCGGATGCGGTGTGTAGGGCTTTTCTGAGGGCGAAAAAAAACCCGCCGAGGCGGGTTTTTATCGATGGTCGGTATCAACGAGCGTACATGCCCCACCAGAAGACATGCCCGAGGAGGCTGATCTGTTCTTCCTGCATTTGCTGGAAGCTGTAGTCCTCGTCAGGGTGTTCGTCGCGGTTGAAGCTGCGCAGGCGAATGCCGGTAGGCAGGCGGTACACCTGCTTCACCCGCAACTGGCCGTTGTGGTTGATGGCATAAAGGTCACCGTCGATGATGTCACCGATGGTACATTTTCCGGTGTTGACCCCGACCGTGGCGCCGTCGCGCAGCACCGGCAACATGCTGTTGCCACGCACCGTCACGCACTTGGCATGGTCAAACTGCACGCCATTGTGGCGCAGGCTGCGTTTGCCGAAACGCAAGCGAGCATTCTCGCTTTCCTCGATGACGAATCTTCCTGATCCTGCTGCCAACTCGACCTCACGAAGAAAAGGCACGGACACCTCGTCGTCCTCGACGGGTGTTTCATCGTCCCACAAGCTAATGTCGCTCAGGGCCGCATGGCCTTGAGTGAGAGGGGCCGCGTCACGGGATTCGCCCAGTTCGACACGGCCGCGCAACTGGTCGGTGCTCACGCCGAAGTACTCGGCGATCTTCGAGACATGCTTGTCCGAAGGATCGACGATCTTCTCGCTGAGAATCCGCGACAGGGTGGATTGAGGCACGCCCGTGCGCCGATGCAGCTCTGTGGGGGACAGGCCGTGGCGGGCGAGCAGTTCTCTGAGTACGGAGGCTACGTTGCGTTTTTGCATAATGCGCATAATGCATCCGTGGCAGCGCAAATGCAATGGCCAGGCAAGCGCAAAACAAAGGTTGCCCCTCTCCCCGGGCCATCGCTATCGTCGCGCTTTCTCACCATGGATCGGAAAACGGCATGGACCTTTCGCCGCGACGCCGCTGGCCCACCTGCCTGCTTGTCGGGTTGATCATTGCGTTGATGGCGGCCCTGAATATCCAGGACTGGCCGTCCCTTGAACGGCCACGACGGGTCTTTAGCCGAGGTTTCGTGATGTTCTGCGTGCTGGTGGTGATCATGGAACTGATTCTCCTCAACCAGTTCTTCGGCCAACCGGGCTGAGGTCAACGCCTGACAGCCCGCGCAGATTTGCCCCCCCCATCCAACCTGCGCCCACCGAAAAAAGCCTGTACCATTGACGGTTTCGAAATTTGCCACCAGACCACCCGCTGTAAGGCCCTGAATGTCTGATCTCTCCGCACACACCCCGATGATGCAGCAGTAGCGTTTAAAACAGCTCCAAGGCCTCGAATTACAAGGCCTATGCATTGAATTTGTCTAATATGCATTGCTGAGTTTTACATGGTTTCAGCCAGTAAAAACGGTAAGCTTTAGAGCGGTTTTAGACAGCCTACGCATTGCCCTACGCGGCCCCCGATTTGCCCTAAGCGGTGACGCGGGTTAGAGCTGATTTCGCCCACACTCAAATAAGAAAATCTTTGGTTGGACGGTCTTTTGTGGAGCGACGCAGATGCTCATGACGCTTTGAAACTGCCTGCAAATAGCACTGATCACAGCACGCATCTTCGGCAGAGCCGACTATGGCCGAGCTGCTTCGCATTGAATATCGACCACAGACGCAACGGCATACCCAGCGCCCTTTTCGGTCAGCTGAGAGGCCTATGACCGTGAACCGTCCAAATCGCTCTCCTGTGTGATTTTTGAACGACGGGTTCGCTTGCGCCGCATCGGGTATTGGTTTGACTGCTAAGGGCAGATCAGAATCTAGACTCGTGCTAGCTGCCTGGTATTCATACTGCTCCCCCTTTCCGACAACTCGTGCAGCAACAGCATCAACGGGCTTATCATGGCCTGCTTTCATGGAGGGTTTTCCTTTATCTCCGTTATGGTTCAGTGCGAAGCAGCGGGCTCATCGAAGAAGGAAGCCACTTTCCATAGATCGTCAAGTAGCCCAAGCTTCAGAAGCCTTTCCTGAAGAAATCTGGCCACTTTCCGGAACACAACGATTGCCGGTTGCTCGACGCCTCCATCACTCAGATAAATCTCGTGTTGAATAGTCCGGATCGGATCACCCGCTCTCAATTGCCCTACCGGGACAGAATGCATGCCGATAATTTCTCGTACTTTCAGGCTAGGCCCGTAAGTCGCAATTGCGTGCTTTCCGTTGTTAGTAAGAGCCTGACAAATACCGAGCTCAGGGCAGTCAAGAATCAGACCTTTCTTGAACTCATCAACCTTTCCAGTTGGACACACCAGTTTTTTCTGCTCACGCGAAAGAGCCGCCCACGCCCAATCGACGACATGCCATGCGGTTACAGCACTGTTGAAAGCACCGTAGGTCGCGGCCGTTACCGCCGATAGACCCTTACGGCTCTTACTCTGAGCGATCGCCAACTGCATTAGCTCCCAATGCAGCTTGAAAAGCATGTCGCCAACAGTCCTAACACCTATTACCTTGGTCCCAATATCTGCTTGATTAGCTTTCCTACTCATTCCGCCCCCATGAGCCGAGTAATTTTGCAAAGTTTCTGTCCAGACGAACGTACGAGCAAGCTCTCTCGCAAAGCAAAATCACATACGCTTTTCGTCGGCAGCTTGAGCCCGCTGCTTTCCGCAGTTGGGGCACGCGATCCACGCCATCACTCAGAACCCAACACACAGCGCTGCTGCGGCTCTCCCGCCACGGGTTCTGCCGGTCGGGCTGGCGGATGAGGCCACGTCCCGGCTCGCCATTTTACTGCTTCATGACTTCATGCACGTACGCCTGACAGGCCTTCAGCGCGATCAGTCCTCGGTCACCTTCTCCGGTGATGGCGACAATTCTTTGAGCATGCGCTCGGTCAAGGTCGGCGCGTATGGCTCCATGAACCATGCTTCCGGCGCCGGCGGTGGCTGGCACCCACAGCCACCACATTGGTCGGTGGTGTCGAGTAGGACTGACAACCGCAGATCAGCAGTAGCCAGCCGGTCACGCAGGCGAGCCTGAGCTTGTTGGGCATCGGTCAATTCCTTCCAATGTAGTTGTGTGGTGTCTTTCAAACGCCGCTCCAAGCCCTGGCGCTGCTCTCGCTCGGTCAGCAGCAGGCCATGCAGCGCCTCAGCCTGATCCAGGCGTTGCTGCACCAGCCGCTGCTCCTGCTCTGCCAGCAAACGCCCGTAGCGCCATGCCTGCCCATAACCACCCAGCACCAAGCCAAGCAGCAATGCGCAACCAGCAATACGCCAGGCCATCGCACTCACTGCAGCACCTCAAGCGCCCGCTTGTAGAGAGCTTCACGATCAGAAAGGCCATTGGTGCCGCCGTTGATGCGTTTCGTGATCGCCAGGAAATCCCCCTTGTCCGCAAGACTGTTCAACCCCGCTCGCTGCCAGAACCAACCCGCCGACATCGCGGCGTAGACCGGATGCTCAAGCAGCTCCGGCGTTGAGAGCAGCCGAGCGTCACCGAACAGCGCTTCGCTGCAGGCCGCGTAGTTGTCGCGGCCAGTCACCTGTATCAACCCTCGACCGCGATACATCTGGCCGTCGCCGTCGGCCTCGGGGGTGTTGCCCAGGCGCTGGGCCAGGCGCCCGGTGTCGTACTTGGAGAGGTATGCATCGCTGCCCAGCTCGCGCACGTATCGCAGTTGCCCTGACTCGTGGCCGACCTGGGCGATGAATGCGCCCATGCGCAACCGGGCGATGATCGAGTACTTACCCATTGCCGCGTTCAGGGCGGGAACAAAAACGCCGGCTTGGCGGCCGGCGTTCGGGAGGATCTGCAGCAGTTGCTTTTCAGTGACAGCCATCATTGGTTTCCTTGGTTGATATCAGAAATGGAGGCAAGAAAAAACCCCGTCACTGCGGGGCTTTAAGATAGGGCTGAGATTGCGTCGGGCGACGGCGGCCACTCGACTTGCACTGGGAAACCCGATTGCTGCTCGATTCGGTTCAGTTCTACGCGGTGGAGCTTCCAGGCTCTCAGCGTCGTTCGCTCCTGATCGGTGGCCGCATCCAGGTCAACCGCATCCTGATACGGCGCCATACGCGCCGTGGCAAGGCTCAACAGGCGGTCACGCTGGGCGAGCGCAGAGACGCGCAGCTCTTCGACCGTCGGCGGCACCTCTTCCGGAGGCGGCGGCCAGCCAACCGAGAAACCACCCTCGACCGATACCACCTTGCCCAGCACCATACCTTCGATGGCCTCTTGATACTGCTCGTCGCTGATTTCGATTCCGCCTGGCAGCGGGTCCGTGGAGACTGTGTTGTATTGCGCGTATGGCATATCACTTGATCCTCATGTAGTACGTTACGCCAATGTTTTTTGCACGGGTTTCCAGGCCCACGCGCGGCGTTCCGTTCACGCCATCACTCACCAGCGCCGTCTTGGTCGCGTTCATCGCTGACGCCCCCCAGCTGTCAAACGATGGCCCGTTGGCTCCGTTGCCGGTCGCTGCCGGCAACGTATGACCCTGAAACTGGTCCTGCTCCACGATGCCCGATTGACCGCCCCGCAACACCCGCCGCTCGGTGTTGATCAGGTAAACCGTATGAGTATTCATCGGGCTACCTGCAAGAGCGACGGATGCAAACGACACCAACAGCGGCGCCGTGCCAGACACGACTTCATTTGTCAGCACGCCGTTGTTGTAGGGGTCACCAGCTGTCAACTTGATGTATCGATAGGCGCGGTCAGTTGGCGGGATGGGAACCGAAGCGCTGCTGTCGAAGATCGGAATAGGTACACCAATAGGCATCGTCGCCCACGGGTCGTAGACCATGGCCTCCAGCGCCTGGCCCTGCGCCTTGGTATAGGCGTCGAGAATTCCATAAGCGGCCAACGTGGCCCCCTTGTCAGCCTTCCCCGCCACTTGGTTGATGAGGGTCGTAGCAAAGTTGGGGTCGTTGCCAAACATCGCGGCAATTTCATAGATGGTGTCCAGCGCGGCAGGTGCCGAGCCGACTAGAGACGCAATGGCCTTATCAACCGTGTTGGCCACGAACAGACAGTTGGCCAGCTGGGAGGTTCTTGTTCCCAGGTTAGCGGTCTCTGCGGTCGGCGTTCCGGAAAACGCCGGACTGGTCAGGGGCGCCTTGTTAGCATCAATCCATGACTTGGTGTAGGCATCGAGAATGCCGAAGCCGGCAAGCGTTGTAGGGTTCGCGCCCGCAGTAACGCGCCCGAATGCATCCGTCGTCACCTGCCGATAAGTGCCTGCGGCTACTCCGGTTCGCCCGCTGGTCATGGCGAAGGTCAGCGCCGTGGTACCGACCTGCGGCGGCATCGTGTTGGCCAGCTGCCACATGGTGCCGGCGTATGCGGTGCCGGCCTGGACGATGATCAGGTGACCCGGGGTGCACTCAGCGTCTTCGTTCGCATCCAACGCCCGTGACCATGCATTGGCGGACGCCGTGTAGATCCAGTTCTGCGCGGCGTTGGCCTGATCCTTCACCAGCACCCGGTCACCGGCCACCAGGGCCACGCCGTCAATCGTCTGCAGGCCGGACAGGGCAATTGGCCCCGTAGTCGCCACACGCACGGCGCGCTTGATGTCACTGGCAGCAAGGCCCTGAATCGCCTGCAGCAGCTGCGCGTTGTTGTCTTCACTCGGCACGAGGCCGGCGGCCTTGATCACAGCTAACAGCTCATCGGTAACTGCGTTGCCCCAGGCGGACGGGATCAGCGAGCCCGGCAGGCCCGTGCTGACGTTTTCGTCCACGAACTTGCCGCCGACCAGGCCGACATTGGGAATGCGTTTCGGGTAGTCCATATCGCGTTATCCGTAGGTAATGGTTTCAAGGGTGTGTGCCGGGGCGGCGCGGCTTACTAGGCACTCCAGCGCGCCGTTGGCTGCGCCGCCGAACGTCTGGCCCCAATGGCTGAATCCGAAGCGGCTGCCCTGGGCCAGACGCGGCCCCGCCTCCAGGGTCCACATGAATTGCGCGCCCCAGGTGCCGAAGCGGGCCGAGCCGAAGCGCGACCGACCGAAGCGCGGCGCCCGGTGCTCGACCACGCGGGCATTGCGGTAGCCCAGCGAAAAAGCCAGCTCCACGAAGTAGGCCGGCGTCTGCCCGCCCACCTCCAGCAGCCGGCGGCGCACGGCCAGTTGCCGATCGGCAAACGTCGGCGAGTCGCCCATGCAGGGGTCGGGCAGGTACATGACCCGCTCCCAGTCGGGAACCAGCTCGCGCACCGTGGCGGGCTCACTCTCGGCCAGCAGGTCGGCGGCGCGGCGGTCCTCGGTGGCCAGCTCCTGGGCCGCCGCCTGCAGCACCTGGTCGACGCCTGGGTTGAACTCACGATCCCAGGCAGGCCCCGGCGGCAGCAGCGTGCACAAGTGGGCGTAGTAGTCCCGCTCCGTCCTCACAACCACAGCACACCCCCGTAAGTCAGCAGCTCATTGGGCGCGGCCTGCACATCGCCCACCGGGCTGACGACCTTGTGATCGCGCTCACCCGTGGCGCCGCTGATGGCCTCAGCGATGTGGGTGGCCAGTAACGTGGCGCCCAGCTCCGATTCACGGTTGTGTAGGTCCACCAGGGCGGCTTCCACGGTGCGGCGCACCGCGCTGCTGTCCGGGGTGACTGACAGCTGGTACTGCACCGGCCTCTCTGCCGGTGGCAGCACGTACACCTCGGCCGTGACGGGCCGCTCCTGCTCGATGTAGGCGGCCACGGCGGCGATGGCTTCGGCGTTCGGGATGATGTCGATATCACCGTCGCGCACGAAGAACACCCCAACCGTGCCCGGCCCCATCCAGTGCCGCACCACCCAGGCCCGGGTTACCCCGGCAACCTCCAGCGCCCAGGTTTCGTAATCGCTCTTGCTGCCGCCGTGGGCAATAACCCGGTACGAACGGATCACCCGAGCACGCAGCGCCTCGATACTCTCCTGCTCGGTGCCGCCGGTCAGGCCCGGTGCCGCCACGGTGAACGTGTCATTGACCCCCAGCACCGGCGACACCACGCGCAGCGGGGTGCCGGCCGGCGTGTTGCCCAGCTCGCCCGGCTCCAGGGCCTCGACCTGGGCCACGCCTTCGGTGCCGGTCAGCTTGACCGAAGCCCGCACCCTGAACAGCACCTGGTCATCGCGCTGCAGCAGCGTGCCGGCATCGAGCAGCGCCGAAGCGGCGCCGGTGAAGGTTGCCGCCCCGCTCGCCTTCACGGCCTCCAGGCGCCCCCGTTTAAGCCGCGCCTGGGCCATGCGCAGCAGGGTTTCGTCGTCGGCCGTGTCCGGCAGGATCTGGTCGGCAATGTAGCGCTGGTGACCGTAGCGGCCGGACGACGCCGCGCCCAGTACGCGGGCCAGTACCTCGGCGTCGGAGCGGACCAGGGCGCTACCGCCGGCCAAATCGGCCTGCGCCCTGGTCACCAGGGCGGGCAATGTTGGGATTTCAAACGGCATTAATCACCTGCCACAGGTTGTCTAGTTGAACATCGATCACCGGGCCGTCGCGCAGGCCGACCCGCACCTGCATGTCGAGGCGGTCGACCTTGCGCGACGCCGTTACCGTAACGGCGCTCACCCGGTCGTCATCCACCGCCCACTGCAACGCCTCGCGGGCGAACGCCTCGGCCGTGCGCACCGTGTCGTCGGTCAGCGTGCGCCGGCGCAGCTGCCACAGGCGGGAGCCAATCCGGTCATTGGCAAGGGTCGGGAACGTGTCGCCCCACCAGCCGTAACGCTGGTCATCGTCCAGCAGGTCGCCGGCCTCGGCGCGCCGCCAGGTCAAAAGGCTGATCACCACGGCGCGCTGCCAGGCGCGTTCGGACTCGGCATCGAGCAGCGTCATGCCGTCACCACCGGCTTACCGCTCTGCTGGTTACCCTTCGCCACGCCCTCATGCGGGTGGTTGACCTGGCTGACGCCGGCGGCGATCTGGTCGCCCTCGGAAACGATCTGGCCCGTGGTGCGGATCACCGGTGTGTCGAACTCCACGGCCGTCTCGGCCTTGACCTTGAGCGTCAGCGTCTGGATCTCGATCAAGCGGCCACGCTTGAAGTGCAGGCAGTCGCCCTCGTCGGTGTAAATCGCCACCTCACCGCTCTTAAGCGCCTGCAGGCGAAAGCGCCGGTCGGCGACGCAGACGACCACCCCATGGGAGCGGTCGCCGCCCAGGAACGCCGCCAGGGCCTCGGCGCCGGGCAGCGGGTTGGACGTAAAGCCGTAGGGCTCGAAGTGCTCCATGCCGTCTTTCACTTCGTCGGCGGTAAGGCGCATCTGCAGGCCCTGCAGCTTGCGGCCAGCATCGACCAGGGCGACCACGCCCCGGGCGAGAAAATTTCTCGTGGGTTTCATTGTCCTGGCTTCCAGTCGGCGGGGATCAGGTATTCGAAGTTGTCGGCCTTGCCGCCCTTCTTGAGCTTGCGCGACTTGTGCGGGTCTTTCGGCTCAGGGTCGAAGCCATCCGGCGGGCCTACCACGATGTTGGCCACCGTGCCGCCGTCATCGAGCACGTATTCGATTTCGCTGATGAGCATGTCGCGGTCGATGCCGATCAGCGGGTCGACCACGCGCACAATCATATTCGGCACCCACAGGGCACCGGTGGACTGCCGCCAACCCTGGATTTTGTAGCGCAGGGTCAGCGCCTTACCCATCCGGCTGCCGCGCTCCCAGTTGGCCCGCGCCTGGGCCAGCTCCGGGGTCATCTGGCCGCTCTCGTGGATCAGCAGCACCCGGCGCCGTGAGGCACGCGGATCGGTGACGCCGGCCTTCACTTCGCTGGCCGCCTCGCCGTAGTCAGTGTCGGTGCCCGAGCGCTGACCGGTGACGCGGTACTCGGAAAACACCCCCGAGAAATCCAGCTCGGCGCTGCCGGTCAGCAGGTTCTGCCCCAGTTCCAGGCGGTCGACGGCGCGGCCGGCACTGCCCGGCTTGATGATCACCACCCGCCCCCGGGCGTCATCGGTCGACAGCAGCCGCGACAGCGTCAGCAGGCGGTCGATGGACTCGAAGGCCGTTTCGCCCGGCTCTATCTGGTGGTCGGCCAGCTTGGTGGTTTCCGCGACCTCGCTCAGCACCCGCACACCGTAGGGCTCGGCCAGCGCCTGCACGATTTTCTGCACGCTCTGCCCGCGCCACTGGCCGGGCTTGTTCACCGCCGAACAGTCCACCAGGTCGGCAGTCAGCGAGCGGCCGGCCACCGACCGTTCGACACTGCGAGCGTCGTAGCTGATCGGCGTGCCGAACACCCAGCCGGTCAGCACCAGGTCGGCACCGATGCGGACTTCGCAGCGGTCGCCCTGGCGCACCGGGATTTCCTGCACCTGGCCCGGCCAGCTCCAGGTTACGCCCAGGCGGAAATCCCGGGCCTGGCGTTCGATGCCGGCACCGATGCTGACTTTCTTCCAGCCGCGATAATCCAGGCCGTTCACGCTCAGCGTGACAGCGTTTTGATAGTCCATGGGTTCACTCTCGGGCGATGGTCAGCGCGCCGACAGGCAAAAAGCCCGGGTGCTGCACCTTGTTACGCGTAACGATTTCCTCGGCGCGGGTGGCGTCGCCGTAGCGCTGGTAAGCCAGCACCACCGCCGGCAGGCTTTCCCGCGTGGTGACCTCGCTCAAACGCACGCCAGCGCGGGCCACTTCGGTCATGTGAGCACGCACCTGGCTGCGCACCGCCTCCAGCTGCTCGACGTGCTCGACGGGCGACGCCAGGGCGGCCAGCCACAGGGCGTCGCTGATGGCGTCACGCAGCGCTACCACGTCGGCAGTGACCGGCACCTCGGGGCGCTGGATCGGGGCCACCACCTGCTGTTCCAGGGTGGCAAAGCCAGTCAGCGGCTCGGGCGCCTGCACCACCGGCATGGCCACCGCCTCGCGCACGGCCAGCACGATCAGCGCGTCGCGCACCAACTCTCGGGCAGCGGTGACCACGGTGGCGGTGTCGGTTCCTTCGGCCGGCGGCGCCGCGTTGGCCAACTGGCGGGCCTGCTCCACCTGGCCGGTGATGGCCCGGCCGGACTCGGCGAAGTTGGCAAACTCCGGCGCCGCGTCGGGCAGCGCCGCGACAGTGCGGGCAAACTCCGGATCGGCTTCCAGGCTCGCCGACTCGCCGCCACTGGACGGCCCCCAGCGATAGCCCGACGACCGCGAACTGCCGCCGACACTGGCGAACTGCCCCCGGATCATTGCCGCGAAGTTGCCCGGGGCGTTAATCAGCATGTCGGCCAGCGCCTCCACCGAGCTGACCAGGCCGGTCAGCTGGCGAAGCTCTGAGGCAATGGCCATCTGCACGCCGGCCACTCCGTTCTGCAGCGCGACCACCGCCAGGCGCGCCCGGTTGACCACCGCCATGGCGGCCTTGTACCGGGCAATCGCCGACTCAAGCAGGCTTTCCGATGAGTCCTCCAGTTGCCGCGCCGTGTTCGGCACGCCGGCAGGAAAGCCCTTCTCGCCGTCCTCCACGAACACCAGGTCAAAGCGGACCATGCCGCCCTCGCGGCGCTCATGGCTGACGCTACACACCGTCGCGGTGGCCGTCAGCCGGCCATACCAGGGATGGACCAGCTCCCCCGCCCCGGGCTTGTCCAGGGCGTTGAGCAGGTTGTCACGCTGAAAATAGCAGTCCTCCCCGATCACGAAGCCGGCCAGCTTGATTTCCCGCGTGACGCGGCCCAGGTCTTCCACCAGCGGCTTGTCCCGCTGCGGATACTCATGCGTCTGTGTGCGCCGTCCTGCCGGCATGCTGTCGCTGTCGACGTGGAACGGCACGCCCCGGAATGAGGCCGGGTGCAGCTGATCCCGCCAGGTACTCATGACGCCCTCCCCAAGGATCGGTAGCCCACTTGTGGGCTGACCTGCAGCCCGGGTTGGTTGGTATCGGCCTGCTCCACCCGCATGCCGGGCGGCGCGTTGTCGAAGCGCACGACCATTTGCCCCTCCAGCTGGGCTTTGCTGGCCTGGGCCGCCTGCTGCACCAGGGAGCCCCGCGACGCAGCCAGGGCACCCGCTGCAGGTGCTGCCAGGCTGTTCTGCCCAGGCAGGCCCATTTCAGCGCGTTTCAGCGCCTCCCCCGGGGTCAGCCCTTTGGCCAGGCTTTCCTGCGCATGCTCGGCCATCTGCGAAGCCGACAGGGGCATAGCTGCCCATGGCCCCGGCTGGTCCGGCGCGCGCATCAGGCTGGCCGCGCTGGTGGCCTCCGGCATCAACTGCACCGGCTGCGCCATCGGCTTGACCAGTGCACCCGGTACCGGCTCGCCGGCGGCGTTGCGCGCCTTTTGCTGCTCGGCCCAGTCGTTGACCTTGGCCGTCGCCGCGCTGATCACGCCGTCACCACTCGACTCGCTGTCGAAGCCCAGGAATTTCATCATCGGCTCGATGATGGGTCGCAGCTTGTCCCAGATCCCTTTGAAAAAGCCGGTGATGGGCTCCCAGTGCTTGATGATCAGGCCCAGCGGCGACCAGTCGAACATGGTTTTGAGGAAGTCGAAGAACGGCACCGACAGGGCTTTGACCAGCTCCCACAGCGCGCCAAAGAACGCCGTCAGTGGCTCCCAGTTGGCGACGATCAGACCCAGCGGCGACCAGGCGAAAGTGGTTTTCATCCACTCCCACACTGCCATCGCCGGGGCCTTGATCTTGTCCCACACCGCTTGGAAGTACGGCGCCACGGTCGACCAGTTGGCAATCAGGACGCCGGCAGCGATGGCGATGCCACGGACGATCATGCCCACCGGGCTCATGCTCGCGACACCGTTCATCAGGGCCAGCGCCGCCGTGGCCCCGGCCGTGGCCAAGCGCAGCACGGTGAAGCCCACGGCCGCGCCCAGCACGCCCTTGATCAGCCACGGGTGCGCCCCGGCCAAGGTGGCCACGCTGCTGATGATTGGCCCCACGGCCGCCATGAAGTCGTTGAGCGGCGGCAACAGCATGCTGCCGACCGTAATACCCAGGCGGGTCACCCGGTTCTGCAGCAGCTGCATGGCGTTCTGCGTGGTCGCGGCCCGTGCGGCGTACTCGTTGTTCATCGAGCCGGCATACTGGCTCTCATCGCCAACCGCCTTGAAGTTGCGCTGCAGCGTGCTCAGGCTGGTCAGCAGCGGCGCAATGGCCCCTACCGACTCTTTGCCGAACAAGCTGGTCAGCACCGCCGCGTGCTTACTCTTGTCGACCTTGGCCAGCGTCTCCAGAACGCGGTTAATCGTCCCTTCACTGTCGGTCTGCATACCCTTGGCCAGCTCGTTGGCATCCAGGCGCAACGCCTTGTAGGCATCCTTCTGCGCCTTGGTAGCCGCCGTGCCGGCGGTCAGGCTCAGCATGAAGTTTTTGATACCCGTGGCAGCCACGTCCTGGGCGATGCCGACGCCGGCCAAGGTCGAGCCCATCGCGGCCAACTGCGCCGCGCTGACGCCCGCCACCTCACCCAGCGGACCAATGGCCGTCAGGATCGAGGAGATCTGCCCGGTGCTGGCCGCGCCGGTGTTGCCCAGGTAGTTGATCTGGTCGGCCAGCGTGACCACTTCGTCTTGGTTCATCTTGAAGGCCGTGCGCCACTTGGCCATCATCGAGCCCGACTCGGCGGCCGTCTGGTCGAAGGCAACGCCCATTTTCACGGCGTCTTCTGCGAAGCGGTTCAGCTCTTCCCGGGCAATACCGGACTGGCCGCCGGCGGCGACAATCTGCGCGATGCCCTCGGCCGCCATGGGCAGCCGCTCGGACAGGCCCAGCACGTCGTCACTCATCGCCTTGAACTGCGCCGGCGACTCGAAGTTGACCACCTTCTTCACGTCGGCCATGGCGCTTTCAAAGCCCATGGCCGCCTTCACGCCCATGACGAACGGGGCCGCAATCGCCCCACCCTGCAGGGCCTCACCGAAGGTGATCTTGCCCAGGCCCGAGCTGTTCAGCTGCTTGCGCAGCACCGCGGCGTTCTTGCGTACCCCGCTCAGCACCGGCGACAGCTTGTCGACGCCGGTGATCAGCGCCTTGAGTTGGAATTTATCCGCCACCGCCTCCCCCATTCAGCGCGTTGATGCGCCACGCGTTTTCCTCGCTCTCGAACAACGTGTCGAGGTTCCAGCCCAGCACCTCACCCGGGGTGGCTTTCCACCACCAGGCAAGGTCGTAGGCCAGCTCGGTCAGGCCGCCGACTGCTTCGAATCTTGGGGCATGAAAAAACCGACGATGATCCAGGCCAGGGTGTTCAGGTCCGACAGCTCCAGTTGGTTGACCGAACTGGCCGGGATCGCGGCGCACACGGCGATGTACTTCGCCGCCGCTTCAAGGTCTACCACCGGGTAACCGTCGCCGCCGAGGTTGTACGGCAGCACCTTGATTGCCCGGCACTCCTGCACGGTCGGGCGGCGCAAGTTCAGTTCTTTGACTTCCTCACCGTGGGCCTGGATCGGGGTTGCGAGTTCGTGGGTTGCGGTAGTCATTACTGCCAGTCTCCTTGGATGCCTTCGAATTTGAGCGAGACCTTGGCGTCATCGCCGGTCACTTTGGTTTCGTCCACCAGGTACGCGCCGCTCAGCACGTACACCGAGCCGTCGGCCAGCTCGGCGGTGACGGTCATGCCGATCCCGTTGGCCAGCTTGGCCCGGGGAAAGTTGGCGGTTTTCACCGCATCGACCACCACGTAGGGGATCAGGTCTTCTTCCTTGAAGAATCCCCGCGTGATGGTTTCGCGCTTCTTGTCCGACAGCGGGCATTCCACGCCGCCGGTGATCACCAGCTGATCGCCGTCGACCTTGATAAAACAGGTGCCCGCGACTTTCTGACCCATAAAGGGCGCTCCCATAAAAAAGCCCGCACTGGGCGGGCTGGGGTTGAACGATGAGGGTTACGCCGCGTCCGGGTACTGCAGGCGGAACTGGTACAGCAGCGCGAACACACGCAGCTGATTCACCAGGTCCGGCGGGAACAGCACACTCAGGCGGTTGGGGTTCTTCGGGTCGCGCTCGACGATCAGGTACTGATTGAACGCCTCGGCGTTCTCGACAATGCCCTCACGCTCCAGCGCGCCATAGGCCGCGATCAGCTCGCCGCGAATCACCTTCGGCGTGACGATGGCCTGGCCGGGACCGAAGCGCGTGCCGTCGTTAGCCAGCTTGTGACGGCCGTACTTACTGGTGATGATGCTGCGCAGATAGCGGATCACGTAGGCCGACTGGTGCAGCGTCTCGCTGTCCAGGTAGGAGTCATCCGGCTGGCCATAGGCGTTACGCTGGTAAGTCGTAACGGCGCGCTCGATGCGGTAGCTGCCGCCGTTGTAGACAGCGGTGGCCATGCCACTGGTCAGCAGCGACTGCCGCTCGGTCAGGGTGAAACGGTCACTTGCCTGCGCCGGGTCGATGCCCGTCAACGCGCCGGTCTGCGTCGGTCGCGCCGGGTCGGCGCTGATGAACACGGCGGTACGTGCCGCCCAAGCCGCCGCCACTTCCCACGCCGGCTGCGGCACGCCGCGCTCGAAGCCATGTACAGAGACGTGCGGGTCGTTGCGCAGGCGCCCAGCGGCGACCAGCTGGCCCAGTGTGCCGCGCTGCGCGCTGTACACATGGCCGTAGAGCTGCTTCGCCCAGGACCAGCGGCCGGCGCTGTCGTCCATGGCGGTTTTCCAGGCACCCAGCGTGTCGGCATCGGTCCAGGGCTGGGCGATGAACTCGAATTCTTCGTCGCCCAGTGCAGCCAGCGCCGCCGATACAGCCGGGGTGCCGGCGCCGTTGGTCATGGCCGTGGCCACCACCGTCAGGCCGGCCGGCGTGGTTTCGCCATTGGCGCGCCCCAGGCGGTTCAGCTGCACCTGGATATCGTTGCCCAGCTCGCCCTTGAACTTGGCCTGCAGGGTGACCACACCAGCGGCGGCCGTGGCCGTCACCGGCAGGTCAAGGGCGGCATTGATGGCCGCCGCCAAGCTGGCCGCCACGGCCTCGGCCGAGGCGCCGACCACCGCATCGGCCCGCACGCGCTGGCCAGCCACGTACAGATTGACCAGGCCGGCGGTGGCCACGCTGCCCGTTACGGTAACGGTGGCGGTCGCGGCCGCGCCGGTGGCCACCTTGAGCGGCAGGCACCAGACCTCGCCGGCCACGTCGATGGCCCGCCAGCGTGCATGCATGGCGGCCAGCATCGAGCCGGTACCGCCGATGTCCTTGGCGTCGCTGGTCTTCGACACCAGCACCAGGCGGCCGATTTCGTCGCTGTCGGCGTCGTCGTTGACCTGGCCCACGATCAGCCGGCGCAGGCTGGACCCGCCGCTGTTGGCCATGGAGTTGTCGACTTCGGCATAGAACAGCGGCACGCGAATGTCGCTCGGGATGTTGCTGAAACTGACGCTCATCGCGCTTTGCTCCCCCGGGTGGTGGTCTTCTGTTCCAGGGCGTCGCCGTCAAGTATGCGGCGCTCCCAATAGGCATCACGGGGCACTGCAGCGCCCTCGGCCGGCAGGTACTTGCCCGGCTGATCCGGCAGCGGGCAATCGCGCCCCGGGGCCGGCTTGAGGTGAATGGTGATCATGGGTTCAAGTCCTCACGGGTAATGAACTCGACCCGCCCGTCTGGCCCAGGGGCGTTGACGTTGGGGTCTTTCAGGGGGTTGAGGAAGTCGATACGGGTGTCGATGCCTTCCAGGGCCGGGAGGCCGGCCAGCTGCCATTCCTGCCAGGTCTGCGGCTTGCCTTCGCCGGTCTGCTCCCAGCGGCCGAGCTGGAAATCGGCATAGAAGCGATAGCGGTAGACCAGGCGGCTGCGGTCGAGCAGCAGCAGCTGACCGCCGTCGTACAACAGCGGCCCCGACTCGTCGTCCGGCTCAAAGCCCACCAGGGCGCGCCACAGCTGGGCGCGCAAGTCGTGTAGCGGATCGGCAACCGATTGCCCCCGCTCGTCGTCGGTTGGCAGCACGACACACACGTCGATGACGTCGCGCACGGCCTGGGTGTAAACGTTCTGCGCTTGCGGCTCGTCGGCCGAGTCGCCAACGGCGATCACATAGGCCGCCGGCGGCTGCATCTGGGCGCTGTCGGCGGTCGGGTCCCAATCCAGACCGCCGGCCACGCGCCCTTCGAAGCCAGGCGCATAGGCGCGCAGCTGCTCGATCACAGGCGTGATTTTCATGTCAGATACTCAGTTGAGCAACGCGGCGGCAAAGGCCTGCTGCAGGATGCGCCGCACCTCATCGCGGCTGTCGGCCAGGGCGTCGGTCATGTAGTTGTCACGGGGTCTGATCCGCCACCCGCCACCCGTCTTGCGGCGCACGCCGTAGTGCAGGTAAGCCGGGTAATACTCCTTCATGCTCGCGGTCTTGTTGGGCGCAACCCGCACCAAAAAGCCCGACCTGGACAGCTTGAAGTTGATCGAATCAGTGGTGGCCCCGGTCCGGTTGACTGGGTAGCCCTCCTGGCCACCGCCGAGCGCCAGATTCATCTGCGCCCGGCCGGTGATCAGCTGACCCACCTTGCGCATGCCGGCGCGGATCTTCCGCTTGTTGAAGGCCTCTTGGTCGAACTTGTCGAAGCCCTCGACGTGCAGATAGCCGTCAATCGAAACGGAGTTGGCCACGTCCACCCCCCGCTGGGACCTCCGGCCCCAGCTCCTCGACCTCGACTACCGACCAGATCTGCCGCCCGGCCAGCTCGCTAGGGCGCTTGACCCGGTAGACCCTGCCTCGCCCGACAAACTCCACATCGGCCTGCAGACCAGGAATGAATCGGCAGTACAAGCGGTGCGTGACCCCGGTCTTGGTCTGCTGGGCATGGGCATATGTCGCCGTACCCAGTGGCTCAACTTTCACCCACCGCATGCAGATGTGGCGAAACTCAGACGCCAAGCTCGGTCCAGCGGTCTTGTCGGTACGCTCTCGCACCTCCATCCGATGGATCAGCTCGCCCGATGCCGGCTCTCGGATGCTTCTCGTAGCTCCCGACGCCATGGCTAAAACCTCGGTGGGACAGTGATGTCCGCCAGTAGGTGATCAACGAAGCTTGACGGAACCTCTGCGAGAGCCTGACCGACGATCAGAACGCCACGGTGGGTAAACGCTGTTTCAGCAGCCATCAGCAACCAGCTGCGCACCCCGGGGTGCGCCTCTAGATCGACGCCGGCTCGGTAGCGGATTCGCAATCTGCCGTCAGGGCGACCATCGGGAAAGGCCAGATAGCTTTCCTTGCCACCTTGGATGAGATCTACAGCACCCTCAAAAGGTGACGAGCCACCGGAATGACCCAGCACCATGACAGATTCGATAGCGACAACCTGGCCAACATCCAGTGAATGGCCTGACGGATAGCTCGCCGGCCAGTCTTCCTCGTAGGTGGCCTCACGTATCGCCGCCCCCGTCCGTGACTCGCCTTGGGCAGTCACACCAGGGATGATGATCTGATCGATCAGCTCGGGCTGCAGATCTTCCGCCTCAGCCCGGCATTGAAAAGCCACCTGGTCCAGTGTCAGCACGGGCGCCCCCGTGTAGGCGATGCGACGCGCCATGATTAAGGCTTATCGTCGTCGGCGTCATTTCCAGCCGCGCCGGCATTCGGTGGAGGCTCGGACGAGGGACCGGGCTGAGGCGGCGCTTCCGGTGGCGGCGCCCCCTTGCCCTTGCCACTCGATTTACCAGCCTTCTTACCTTCGTACAGCTCAGCGCGACCGCCATCGATCAACGATTTCGCGATGTCATCGGGGAAGCCTGCAACCTCTTCCGCGCTGTAGCCCCGCCAGGAGCCAGTGAATTTGATAATTACTTTGTCCATGGATCTTCACCTTCCAGTTACGGCCCCGCTCGCGCAGGGCCAGGGTTTACATGCCCTTGCCCCACTTCACACCAATCGCCACCACGACGCTTTCAACGTGACGCGGGCCGAAGTCGTGCTTAGCAATGACACGCACCAGGGTCTGGTTGCGTTGGAAGGCGCTGACCATGTTGCCCTCGGCGTCCTTGTAGGAAGCCTCGCTGCTGAAGCCGATAGTCAGGTCCATGTCTTCGCCGATCATGCAGTCGGCGAAGTTGACGAAGTAGATCTCCGATTCGTCGCCGTCGGCGCCGAGGTTGGTCGGGATCTGCGTGCTGAGCCCGACCGGGTAGCCCTTCAGAAGGACTTGATCGATCTCCGGGTAGGCTTTGTTGCCATTGCCATCACGCAGCGACTGCAGCCAGCGCAGCACACGCGGAGCCATCAGCCAACCGCAGGACTTCATCTGGACGTTCGCAGCCTCAAGGCGCAGCATCATGCCGCCCAGGAACAGATCGATCTTCTCCAGCGTGAGGTCAGCCACAGCCGGCGCAGGCAGAACGTTGAACGCTGGAGCCCAGTGGCGCAGGCCCTTTGGCAGCACGCCAGAACCGTCCGCACGGATGAAGTGCAGATCCTCGGACAGCCCCATGCTGACGGTCAGGTCGCTCGCCACGATGGCATCAACCCGAGGGTTGACCCCGCTCATGGCCAACAGGTCGTTGGAGATCGGTACGATTGCCGCCGCAGTCTTGGCCGACAGCTTGGTATCACCGAAGGTCATCCCAGTGACCGGGATATCAGTATCGCTGCCGATGTAGCTGACTACGGTGTTGCCGGTGATTCGGGGCATGGTCAGGTTGCCGTTGTTCAGCGGCAGGCTGGTGACGCCCATCTTGCGAACGGTGGAGACAGGTCGCAGCGACTCGATAATGTCGGTCGCGAAGTTCTGCGGCACCAGCACACCACCGGCCCCCGGGGTGACGACACTCAGCGCCATGTGGACATCGGACGGATAGCCACCGTCTTTGGCGAGCTGGGCCGCCATCTGCTGATTGCCCTGCGCAGCTGCAAGCAGCCGGGTCATCTGTGCCATCCCGGTACCGGGCTTGGCTTTCTCGCTGAACGGACCGGAAATACTGCCCCCCGGCGGGCTGGTTGCGCCCTGCGCCGACTCGTTGACCGGCACCGCACTGGCCGCCGCCAGACGCTCGGCCGACTCGGCGCGGCTGATCTTGGCGGTCAGATCGTTGATCTGCGTTTCCAGACTGGTGAATTGCTGCAACTGTTCGGCGCTCAAGCTACCGCCGTCGGCCTCGATCTTCGCCAGGGTTTGAACCTGGGCGACCAGGCCGGCGCGCTCGTTGCGCATTTGAAGTACAAGGGACATGGTGCCTCCTGGGCATAAAAAAACCCGCACGTGGCGGGCCTTGGGATTCGTTGGTACCGCCTGGGCGGTCACATCATTGATTGCATCGCCAACGCTGCGGCGCGAACGCTGATACGGCTCGACTGGCGTGTTGCACGGTTCTGCGCAACAGCACGCGACAGTTCGTCAACGGCGTGCTGCGGGCTCTGCAGGCGATCAGCAAGCCCCGCATTGATTGCGCCCTGCCCGCGATAAAGGCCAGCCTCGGTGGCAATTACCTTGGCAACCGGCAGGCCGCGATACTCAGCGACGGCACTGACAAACATCTGATAGCTCTCCTGCACCAGCTCGTTGAGGAAGGCCAGTGACTGTTCGGTGATGGGTTCGTGTGGAGACAGGTCGTTCTTGTGCGCCCCCGCAAACACCGTGGTCACCTTGACGCCCATCCCCTCCTCCATCTTGGAGCGGTCCATATGGCTGGCAATCACGCCGATGGAGCCAACGCCGCTGGTACGGCTCACCACAAGCTCGCTGCACGCCGAACCGATCAGGTAGCCGCCGCTGTACGCCATGTAGTTGACCAGGCCGGTGATGGGCTTCTGCGCTGTCATCGCCCGGATATCTTCGGCCAGCTCGAACGCGCCCACAGCCGACCCGCCTGGGCTGTCGATATCCAGCACGATGCGCTCGACCAGAGGATCGGCCACTGCGCGCTGCAGCTGGGAGCGCAGCCCTTCGTAGCTGGTCATGGTCTCGCAGGCGTTGATGTGGCTTCCACGACTGACGAGCACGCCACTCACTGGGATAACCTCGACGCCGGTCTGCGCAATGGCGTTGCGGCGTTGCTCATCGGCAAACGCCACACGGTCGACAGGATCGTCGTCCTTCCAGAGCTGGGCCGAGCTGCCGCCGAGGTTGATGATGTTTAGGCTCATGGTCTGATTGGCCCAGCGCACGCCCAGGTCGAGCATGTCCGGGGTAACCAGCAGCGGCTGGTTGAATAGCAGGCTGGATGCCCGCAGGTATTGCTTACTCATTGGGCAAGGATCCTCCCGATCTCGGCGTGCTGAAGTTCCAACTGGGCGCGCACCGTGGGGTTGTTCAAGTCGGGCTGCTTGCCAGCGTCGACCATGTTGAGGGGCTGCAGGTAGATATCGCCGCCCTGTACCGGCGGCATGTTCTCCAGGCGCCGGATGTCGTTCACGCTCAGCCATCCCCACTGGCGACCAATAGCGTAGGCCTCATAACGGCTTTTCTGGTCGCCGCGCAGTAGACCGGACAGGTTGAACTCAATGAAGTAGTCCCGCCGATCCTTGGGCAGCAGGAAGTCGCGCATCATCGCTTGCTCATGGCGCTTCACCCAGGGCAGCAGGGCGAACACCACAAACTGGATCATCAGTTGCTCCAGCGTGTTGTAGTTCGACTTCTCCAGGTCGTTCACCATGGGCAACGGGATCTTGTAGATCCGCGCAATGTCCAGGCCGGTCAGCTTCATGATGCCGACGATCTCGGCATCAACGTTTGTCATGGAAACCGGCTTGAAGGTCATCCCCTCTTGCAACAGGGCGACTTTCTTGGCGTTGTCCATGCCACCGAACTTCTGGCCCCACTGATCAACGATCTTGTCGATGATCCCCTGATCCTTGATCGCGGGAGCTTCGCGGGGACGCTCAATCACACCGGACACGGCCACGCCGTTGGCGAAGCTCTTGCCGGTGTACTGCCGGACGGCCTGGGTCAACCCAATCGCGTCGGCGTGCAGCTCAATGGGCGACAATCCGAGGTAGGGGCTGGTGCCGAACCAGCGCACGTGATGCACCATCCGCATCGGTACCGCCTCGCTGACGCCAATGCGGTAGTACGGGAGCAAGTCGGCACCCTTGAGCACCTGCACCTGATCGTTTTTGAGCGACCAGAGGGCGGTGACATTGCCATCCTCTCGCCGGTCGATGAAACTGAATGCATTCCCTCGCAACCCCGCCGCACCCTGGTGCCGTTCCATGTACTCACATGGCGTTTGAAACGGGTTCGGCTGGTACCGGAGCACGTCGTACAGCGGATGATTGATCGCCGCGTCCCGCTGCCCCTTATCCTTGCGCTGGTACAGCTCCAGCGGTAACTGAGCCACAGTCTCAGCCAGCAAGGTCACGCAGTTCTGCAGGATCGGCAGAGCAAGCGCCGTTTCGGGTGTTACAGCCACACCCGCAGAGGCACGCCCCCGACCGAGCAAGCCACGCCAGAAGCCGCCATCCGCGTTGGTCAGCGTGCCCGCGCCCGAGGCACGCAAGCTGGAAAAGAACATGTTCAGCCCCCTTCCCTTTTAACTTGGCCCGCCGCCGCTTGGTCGGCCAGCTTCGCCCAGACCAGCAGCCCGCTACCGGCAATCATGAATGCGGCCGGCCGGTAAACCATCCAGACGCCCGCGACCAGCAGCGCGAAGCCCAGCAGGCCCGCCAGCCAGGACGCAATTTGCAACTTCATATACCTACCCCTTCGTCGTAAACCGACGTGCCTGACGCCTCGGAAATGTCACCACTGATGCCTGCCGCCATCACAGCAGCGACAATGCCGTCGATCCGGCCCGTGGCTTTGGATTTGTCGACCTTCCGGTTGTTGGCTGGGTCGAACACGATCACCGCGTTGCCTGCGTTCCAAGTCATCACCGGGTTGTCATCGTGCAGCAGGGTTTCGACGACCTCGGTGCTTGTGACCACCTCCGACACGACCTCATAGTCGTCAGCGTCCAGCTCGATGACGTCGGTCGGCTCGGCTTTGCGCCCCAGCAATCGGCGCTCGAACTCATCCACCGCCGGCCCCATGTCTTTAAAGCCCTGGCCGAAGGGCTTCAACTCGGGCAGCGTGATGCCGTTATCGGTCATCAGCTGCAGCAAGTCCTCGATCCGCCAGCGGTCGTAAGCGATCCGCCGCACATCGAAGAAATCGCAGATCGTCTGTAGCCGACGGAGCACGTGCAGCTTGCTGATGGCCCGCCCCGGGGTCGTCTCCAGGTGGCGTTCCTTGATCCACTGGAGGTACGGTACGCGGTCGCGTTTCTCCCGCCCCACCAGGTCCTCGTCAGGGATCCAGAAGTACGACAGGGAGCGCCAGTGCGGGTCGTAGGGCATCGGGCTGAACATCAGCACGAACGCCGTCAGGTCCGTGGTACTGGAAAGATCGAGCCCACCCACGCATGGTCTGTTGCGCAGAACGCGCATCGGCACCCGCTCGGCGGCGCCGCTCCAGATCTCCCACGAAAGCCACGGCGATGTCGCCTGTGTCCATTCGCAGAAGTTCAGGCGCCTGACCACGGCCTCTTTAGCTGGCAGCCCCTTGGCCTCGGCCACCTGCTCGCGCAGGTACTTGCGCCCCGGGATGCCATCGGTTTGCCCCTCAAGGATGTAATCCAAGGATGGGTTGACCTTCGGCCAGCAGGCCTCGTCCTTGAACGGGTCATCCCCCTTATCCAGGGAGCAGATGAAGGCGAAGAACGCATCGTTGTGCTCTTTGCCCTCGCAGATCCGCACGCCCAAGTCGTGATACTGGCCGCACACCGAGCCCTTGTCAGAACCGCTGTTGGTGATCATCACGATCAACGCCCGGCGCCGAAACTTGGTACCGGCCCGCATCATGTTCACGGCGCTGGCGGTCTTGTGTTCATGCAGCTCATCGATCAGCGCCACATGAGGCCGAGGGCCGGACTGGCCGTCGTCGGAGCTGATTGGGCGAAAGAAGCTGTTGGTTGCAGGGTAGAAAAGGTTCCAGACCTTCTCGTCGCGTCCTGATTGGATCAGTCGCCCGGCAAGATGCGGCGCCATGTTCACCATCGCGACCGCATCACGGAACAGGATCTGCGCCTGGTCCTTCTTCGTTGCAGCGGCATACACCTCAGCCCGCTGCTCGCCATCGGCCACCAGACCATACAGGCCGATCCCGGCGACCAGGGGCGACTTGCCGGAGCCCTTGCCGGTTTCGATGTACGCCTGCCGGAAGCGGCGGTAACCATCATCGGTGTACCAGCCAAACAGGCTACCGACGATGAACGCCTGCCACGGTGCAAGGCGAAATGGCATGCCTTCGAAGTCGCCGCCATTCAAACGCAGTACATCTTCGAAGAAGCCGATGGCACGTTGTGCCGCCTCGGCATTCCAGATCAATCCGCGCTCATGCCCGCTTTCCAGATCCAGCAGGTGCCGGCGTGCAGCGTTGCGAACAGCTGGCCCAGCGACGATTGAGCCGACCAGCACCTGGTCAACGAAGGCCTTTACCCGGCAGTCAGCTGAAATACTTTGAGGCTGCGTCTCGTCCTTCATTCGGGAACAGATCTCCTTGCGCCGCCGGGGCGGCTCTCATGTTCCGGCGCGCCAGGGGAGATAATCCGAACTGAGCACCGGCCGCGTTCGCACGCTTCTCGGCGTCGTTGGCCAGCTGCCGCAGCACGTGGGTCTGTTGGGCGCCGGTCTTGAACGTCTGCACCTCGCCGCCCAGGCCATCAGCCGACGCGGTGTTCCGTTCAGCAATCAGCCGCTGAAACCGCAGCCAGTCGCCGTAGGCCTGGCAGTAAGTGGCAAGCGCCATCTGGTCGAGACGCGACACCCAGCCCAGCGCCAGCAGCGCTTCGGTGATGCGGGTCCATTCAGCAGCGGCGTCGCCTGTGAGGAAGTCGGGCATGGGCGGCACGCCAACCGGCACCGCAGGGTCTTTGATTTCGTTCATCAACTGCGCGGGCGAGAGCTTGCTGCGGTTGCCGTTGAGCAGATGCACCGATGCGGGCAGGCCTGGCCGCCCGGAGTTACCGTTTCCGGCCATGGAAACCTCCTATGTCTGATACCCCCCCACCCTCATTTTTCCCGGTTTTGCACACGGAGGTGGGCGAGCGGTCAATGAGAGGGCGAGGGAAAAGTTTTTCACCCCCCTACCCCGGCAGGCCAGGGCGGGCGGGGCGCCGGGTCAGCGCCGGTTCCAGTGGTGGTTCGGGTCTAGGGGCATGCCCGAGGGGCTGCAGCCCGCCACCCGACCGCTGCGCTCCAGCCTCTGCTTCACCGAGTCATGGCACAGCTTGCAGAGCGGCTGCCAGTTGTCCTGATCCCAGAACAACTTCCATGCAGCCCTGGTCTGGTCAGGGTCACCAGCCTCCTTGGCTTCCTGCAGGCGGGGCGCGACCTTGTGGTCCACCACCGTGGCGGCCACCGGGCGATAGGCCGTTGAGCACATCGAGCAGAACGGGTTGGCCGCCAGGAACACCTCGCGGGCCAACCGCCAGCGGTGACCGTACCCACGCGATGCGCTACTGCCCCGCCTTTCGTTACCCTTCATGGCTGGCTGGCGGCACGTCGCATACGCCCAACCGTTTCGCCGCCCAACGTTCATACAAGCCGATAGCCACATCAGCACCCGCCATCGCGGTCAGGCACCCGAACGCTGCGGCCGACCAGAGCGACGCCCCCATCGAATACAGCAGCATGATGGTGGACAACCCGCAAACGATGCAGGCACCCGAGCGCAGCAAGATCCGGCGGAACAGCGCCCAGCCCCGTACACCGGCCTTGTCGGCCCGCCACATTTCACCCGACACACCGCCGACCAGGGAAAGGAAGATCACCATCCAGATTGGCATTTCAACTAACGCTTGTTGCTCGCTGTTCATGTAAGCCTCATTGGCAAAGCACGATGCCGGAAAAAGAAAACCCCGCCGGATGGCAGGGTTCTCAATGCGCCGACAGATCGGAGCGGATTGCACAGCACAGTGCTTGTAGGGGAAGCGCCTAAGCGCACTTTTGATATCGTGGCGACTTTTTACCCTGGACCGGAAAAACCGAAAAGGGGCAATTTTCGGTACTCCGTTTGGACGCTACCTCGGCGCATCTTCGGCGCACGCTCGGCGCATTCCAACCCGACGAACGGTATGCGTGCGGTTCGGCCCTGACCGCACAGCAAGAATCCCCTGCACCTGCAGATGCAGGGCTTTAACCCAGTTGCGATAGGTCCGGTCGGCGTGTTCAGCCAAACCAACCTGGCGCATTTGCTCTCGCACAGGCACCTCATACAGGTAGCGAAATACGGCCAGTCTAGCCAATACCTTGCCACGCTCGTCACGCCGCTCCAGCTCGGCCACTGCAGCGTCGACTTCAGCAGCAGCATGATCTAGCCCAGCGCCCGACACCAATATGCTTGAGCCGGCCCCGCTCCCGCGAGGCGCTGCCCCTTTCCACTCCATGATACTGCCCATCTGACTGCCCAAGCCCGATACAAGCCCGAGCCGGGCGCGCTGCTCGGCCCAATGGCGCATCAACATTTCGACGTCAGCAAGCATCCTCAGCTCCTCAGCGACGGGGGCGACCAAGCGGATACTCTTCCACTTCCTTACGCAGCTCTGCATCGCGGGTGCGCAGAGGCTCGAGCATGGCAACCACTGCCAGATAGTCCGGCAAGCTATCCCTCACCAAAATGCAATCCATCACATCTCCATGCGCGTGAACATGGAAGAGGTAGCTGATGCCTGGCAGAGGCGCGCCAACAACAGCGGGAGCACGTTGATATTGGGCGTAGACATCCCTCGCATCGTCCCAAAGGGAAAAGCCCATTGCGCCGAAGTAGTCATCGCAACTCCAAGACGATTCCCACTCCTGGCCGGAGTACTCATCTAGTGCCTCAGCAACACGTTTCAGTTGTCCATTTTCTACGGTGTAAACAGCCATTTTCTGCCTTCCTACGCTTCTGATTAATGTCGGAACTACTGTCTGAATTCTGTCGGAATGGTTAATCCCTTTAAATTCAATGATTTGATACCCGATTCAGACAATCAGACAGGTATTTTAAGAAAGCCTTACGTATGGGAGTGCGCGCACGCGCACATGAGGACTTTCAAAAACTCTGTCGGAATGTCGGAATGCCCGATTTCATTGGGCGAAGTCTTGTCGGAACGTTGTCGGAATAGTGTCGGAATGTCGGAATCAGAAAGGTCCCGGCGGGGGCAGTACATGGCGGTCGAAAGCCGTCGTAAATTTACGGCACTCCAGCCCGGCCTTGCCAGCCCAATCACGCCCTAAATCGCCCTTCTCAGCCAAGAACGACGGCGTCACATAGATCCGTTTGGTGATGAACTGATCACCCTTCGTGGGGTACCGAATATCTGTTCGTGCTTGCTTCAAGTCCCGCACAGCCTCCTGAGTGAAGTCGCGTTGCCTTCGCTTGAACTCATTCGCGCCGTCGCACCACTTACAGAATGCACGCCACAGATCGTCCTGGGTCACAGCAGCCGTCACCGGGAACTCTGTTTCCCCAGCCAACCAACGACGCACAAAGTACCTTGGCGCCGGAAGGCTTCCGTCAATGAGGCCCTGCTTTTCCTCGTTGAGTGGTGGCTTGGTATGGGGGCTGAATCCCGTCAAATCAAGGCTCATGAGATATTCATAGAATGCCGCGATGCCTCCCGATTCAATCTCATTCACCAGGGCTTGGAAGTATTCCTTTGGCGGCACTCGATCCACGTACAGCACGAGATAGCGCCGATCACCATCATCCAACGCCAGCGGCACCGTAGAATTGGAGAGAAACACGAAGTTAAGGTGATTCTTCTCTTCCCTCACCGGCATATTTTTCTCGTTGATCTGCAGCGTCTCCCCCGTAACCAGGTGCTTCAGCACACCCTTGTAGTGGCGCATCTCTTCACGGCTCACGACTTCTTCAGCCAACGCGAACAGCTTGCGACTTTGCCACCCAGTAAACTGGCTCTCCAACTGCGCTTGCCCGATGGTGGTTCCATAGGCTCCATAGATCTCACGGACGACCTTTTCCCATAGCAAGCTCTTGCCCGGGCCTTCGGCACCAAACATCACCACCGCAGTGGCCATTTTCGCGCCTGGGTTCTGTAACGGATACGCGATCCACTTCAACAGAAACCGATACTCATCAGCGCGGTTGTTGCACAGCAGCCCCAAGTGCTTGAGGATCAGCTGGCAGCCTTCCTGTCCACGCTCATCACGCTCAGCATGGAACCCATCGAAGAGGTTCAGCATCATCGGGCTGCAAGTCTCGGTGGGATCAAAAACCACATCCTGCGCCATACGGCGATGCTCACTCTCTTGCCACCATTTGTATGAGGTTCGCCCTACCGCTTCGCGGATAGCGGACAGCTTGATCATGCGCCCCCGAACACAGTCCCAGGCGACATCAGATCCATAGATCACCACGAAGTCACGCAACAACTCCTGCTCAGTGATTCTGAAGCCCCCCGAGCCCCCCGGTGCGTGTGCGCCCATCTGCTCGCTATCCTCCGGCCACTCCCGAGAAGGGGCGTCGGGAAGAGACTCAAAGTCCGCCGCCGCATGCGCTGGCTCTGACGCCGTCTTGGGTTCAAGCGAAACGCACCCATTGGCAGGGGCGCGGGGAAGGTCTTTCGCGGACGATCTTGCCTCTCCCAGCGGAGGTGGAGATGGGGGCTGCGTCGAACCGCTCAGGCCGAGCTGGCGGGCAGCCTCTCTCGTGGCAGTGCGAACATCACCACCATGTTCCAGGATGCAGAAAACGTCGAAAGCATCGTTCCTGTGACCATTAGCCAACGGGTCAGATGTGTGGTGCGAATAGAGCTTGCCATCGGTGATGGTCACACCAGGCTCGCCGCTACTGCTCTGCGGGCACAGCCATTTGCCATCCATGCGTTTGTACCCATGAGCCTCGATCAGAGTCGCGATATCGTGGCAACGGTTGAACTCAGGAATCACCTCAGGCAGCACCTGACCAGGTGCGACCGCTGCACGAGCCCGAGGCGGCACTTGGCGAGAAGACACCACAGCCCTTGGACGCCATGGGCAAATTTCCTCAGCCTGCGGTTTGAACTCGTCCCATCCCTGCCAAATTGCCAGTAGCTGGGCCGGAAGCTCGGGCAGGCCAGCTGCATCAGGACGGGTACGCCAGACGTAGGGCTTACCTGTGCCCGGATGAATGGACGGAGGCAGGACGTCCTGCACAAGCCCGCCTCTCAGCTCGAAGACAGTGACTTTCTTGAATGGATCAGCAGCCAATCGGAATGCCGCCTCTCGCGCAGCATCGCCATCATCGCTCGCAGCCTTCACCTGCGCCATGAGGCCCTTGTAGATGGTGCCATCAGGGTCATTTTTGTTCGGCCACACCAGGGCATGACGACTCAGTTCTACGCCATCCGGCACGCGAAACATCACACGGAACCGTGCCGGGTTGCCCACGGTTGTCGGGAAAGCAGCCGCAAGTGCGTCGACGTCGAGGCCAAGGGTCTGGCTTAGAACCAGTCGGGTCAGCTCGACATCATCGACATCAAGCGAGCAGATCCGACTCGGCCCAAGCACCACCCCAAGGTTGTGGTTTGGGCGCATCGTCCAGAAAGCCGCAGCAGCGTCTGCGTCAGTGATGTAGCCTCCAGGCTTGTTCCAACCGCTACCCTTCGGCCCCTTTTCCCCCGGTTCGATAGGAACCAGAGCCAGACCGAAGGTTTCAATGTAACGCCGCGCCCAATCAGAGGTGGTCGAAGCTGGGCGCTCGCTCATCGACGACGCTCCCGCAACTCTTGGCAATCCACACAGGTCTCACAACCCACAATCGACAGCTGACGAGCTGCGGGGATCGGCTCGTCGCAATCCACGCAGCTCTCCGCGCTTGGCTTCTCAGGAAGCCGCGCAAGGCGCTGCAACGACAGCTGCAGGAAGTATTCGGCTTGATCGTTGGCAAAATCGACGGCGTCAGCCATGGGTCTGATCCTCCATGGCTTGGCGAGCACCCGCAGTGATCGCGAGCACCTGACGGATCACATCCATCCCGCAGGCCTCAAGCTTCTGGACCTCGTGGGGCTCCCATACGTTATCCGCAGCCCCCTCATGCATGCTGCTGACAAACTGCGCCGCTTCCTCCAGCAGTTGGCCCACGGCCTTCAGCTGTTCGTTAGTCGCTGGAACCGGCTGCGGGCGGTACCAGACCACTCCAGCTGCCCGACCCAGCGCATCAAGCACGCGCTTGTCTGAGGTCCACTGCAGCACCTCTTCAAGCTCGTCAGGGTTGAGCCAGCGGCGCTCTTCGTCGTGCTTCAGCTTCTTCTGAAGGGCATCCAAGTCCATGCCCATGTTGAATGCGAGGGTAGTGATACCCCCCTTGTATTCGCGACCTGCGCGGTAGAGCGCGTGCCGGAGGGAAAGGGCCGGACCGGCGTCCGGCAGAGTGTCGATGCGACTCATAACCGTTAATCCTCGGTTAACGGTGTAGCCTTGGGAGCGGGCAAGCCCTATCCTACGACCACGACCGTTGTGTGGTGCTTAGCGTGCTGTGCGGGCACTTCATGCGGTTCTAGTCATCCGGCCATTCTTGTGGTGAGAGGGCGCCGGATGGCGGGGGTCAAACACTGGGCTGGGGATTCTTGTGGTGAGAACCCTGGCCTAGTGATCCTTACTTTTCCCTTCGTTTGCGCCGCCCTCCTATCTGGCGGATCTCGATGAACTCATAGCCTCCGTGCCCATCACTGCGTACGCGGATATCTCTTTTCGAACTGAGCATCTGCGATACCGCGCTTTGCGAAACCCCAAGCAACTCTGCAAGCCGGGGTTGCGTCTTCCCCTCCGCGAAATCGCGAAGGGATAACCCAATGCTGTCTTCCATCCCTAAATCCTCAATGAGGTATGGCGAGAGATATTAGCGTGACTTCTTTTTATGAGCAACAAGGAAAGACGTACCACTGTTTTGATTTAAGCAGCCACGCTTATACATTTCGTCACATGACACACGAGATCCCCCAAGGCCATAGCGCCCCAGCACACCGCGAGGCCGACGAAGCCATTCGCAAGGAAGAAGCGGATCGCCTCAAGAAGATCTATCAGGAGCGAAAGCGCTCGGATCCGAGCCTGAACCAGGAACGGATTGCAGACCTGTGTGGCTGGTCTGGCCAAAGCGTGGTCAGTCAGTACATGAATGCCAAGATCGGCCTAAACCTTCCGGCCCTGCTCAAATTCGCCAGCATCCTGGCCTTTGACCCTGCCGAAGTAAGTCCACGCCTGGTAGAACAGCTCTCTCTGGCCGATCCGGCGAAGCAACAAGCCCCAGGCCACGCACAGGCACCGTCGGATCGCCACATCGCTCTGGACCCAATCGAGGTTTGGGATGACGAGACACCGCTTGGGCCCGACGAGGTTGAAATCCCGTTCTTTCAAGAGGTGGAGGTATCCGCCGGTACTGGATCTGCAGTGATGCTCGAAACGAATGGCAGGAAGCTTCGCTTTGGAAAGCGGACCCTGCAGCGCAAAAACGTAGACCCCTCGACCGCCGGCTGCGTACCTGTGAAAGGGAACAGCATGGAGCCTGTGCTACCCGATGGCAGTACTGTAGGCGTCAACACTGACGCCAAGAGCGTTGTAGATGGCAAGATGTATGCCCTCGACCACGATGGCCTACTGCGCGTGAAGCTGCTCTATCGCCTCCCCGGCGGAGGAATACGACTGCGCAGCTACAACGCTGCCGAGTACCCGGACGAGCACTACGACAGCGCATACTGGAGTGAGCACATCCGCATTATCGGACAAGTTTTCTGGTATTCCGTCCTCCTGTGAGGTCGAGAAAGACCACAAAAGACCGCTTCGGCGGTCTTTTTTTTGAAGAGAAAAAAGCAACACTCATCCAAAAAAGATTGACACCTCATATTAGCTTTACTAATTTCTCAAGCCGTAGCCCTCACCACAGGAAATCGCTATGGCACACGCACAGCACACCCAAGGGGGCAAGGTCTACTTGCACCCCACCACCTGCACCCGCCCCGCAATTGTCGACGCATTCCAGCGCCGCACTGGCCTGCGGTTGATCGTCACCTCCACTGGCCTGGTACGCGCAGTACCCACAGGAGGTGACGCGTGAGCGAATTCACCATCCCCCTGCGTCGGGTCATGCTGCTGCAGAAAACGCTGGAAGAAGGTGGAACCGCCGCCTGCCCAATGCGCCGCCCCGAAACCACTATCAACGCGCAGATCGAGGTGGAGAACGACGACCGCACACACCACCTCAAGGCGAATTTCGGGCCTTTCACCGGCTCGATCACCCTGCAGCGTGGCGACTCCGCCAAGTACATGGCCCTACGGGACTTCCTTGAGGAACTGGCCAACGACGGAGCCAGCCCGGCCGAATTGTCGCTGCAAGCCATTGCCCTGATGGAGGCCCAGGACTGCGTCAATAGCGTGATAAGCGCAAATCAGATCGCCTACGTCATCCCAACCATTACCCCTGCCCGCCCCTACGGCGCCGTCGTAACCGACGACCAGGGCGAGATCCACGCGGCTGCCACAGGCACCTGCAAGCAACATCTTGCAGACGCCGTGCGCGCCCAGCTCAGGCCCTCCCCCGAGGGGTATGGGGAGACCCCATGAGTAGAACGCTGGACCAGCTACGCACCCAATGGACGACCCCCTGCCCAACGCTGACCGCTGTGCGAGAGCACTACTTTCCGCACATCAAGACGGACCGCCGGTTCAGGGAGCTGATCCAGAAAGGCGAGATCAAGCTAGCGCTCAAGAAGCTGCATAGCTCAGCACGAGCGCAATACGTGATCTACCTACACGACCTGGCCGACTACCTCGACCAGCAACACAAGCAGTCTGCGTAACCAGGCGGCCCCGGCCATCAGGGGCATCGCATCCAGCACCAGGCCACCACCACACTCCGGCCGAAGCTGGGCACTACGGAGCACAGCACATGCAACCGCACCAACTAGTCCTCTCCATGGGCATCCTTTGGCTTGCCACCTTGATCGTCGCGCCATACCTGTTCTCGAAGGCCCGCAGCCGCGCCTTCAACCGTGGCGTGGAGATCGGCAAAGAACACCATAGAGCCGACCTCAGACTGCAGTTGAAGACCCTCCGAGACGAACTGGACGAGACTCGCATCCAGACCGAGGCAGACCAGCGTAAACACCATCTGGCCGTGGCCTCGCTCAAGCGGACCATCACCGAGCTCGAAGAGCGGATCATGTCCTACACCGGCATGCCCGTGACAAGGGCCGACTACGACCTGATGATCAGCGCTGTCGAGACACTGGCCCTGGCTGAGAAAACGTTGAAGGTCGTCCAGGGGACTGAGCCATGGTGCAAGCGGGCCCTGCAACAGCGACAGGACATCCAGGCTCTTGCAGTGCGCGTGCACCATCAACTGCGTAGCACACCGGCCAGCGCCGCAACAGCGGGGGCTGCAGCATGAGCGCCCACGACCGTCCCCAATCTGACGCCGAACACAACGCAGTCGCTTGGCTCGGCCATGCCGGGCTGTACCGCACTCGACTGGAAGCCGTGCAGAACGGCGAGCAGCACCTGGAACCAGTTTCTGCCGACGAGCTGTTCGAACTTGCACGCAGCCACGTTCGCGAGGGCTACATCCATGCCTAACCCAACACGCACCTGGCAACTGATCAGCTTGATTCTGGCGTGCGCACTCATCGCTGCACTAATCCAGCTGCACCAGCCTGCGCCTGTAAACAAGCAAAAAGGCACGTTACCGACCGTTAACAAAATGACCGGCTACGAGCACCTGGCCCTGAGCCCGAATGCGCGTCGCGCTCATGAGAGGTATTCGCTGTGACGGTAACGAACATCACAAGCGGTGAGATCAAGCCCCACCCAGGCGCTGGGTTGGCGTCATGACCGACCAGACAATGTTCATGACACCGGATGAGGTAGCCGAGATGACTGGCTACCTCCGTCCCAAGGACCAAGCACGCTGGCTACAGGCCGAAAAGTTTGGATTTGTGATCGCTGCCAACGGTAAGCCGAAGGTGTTGAGACAGGTTGTGCTCGCCCGCTTAGGCGGGCATGCCGAGAAGAAAGGACCGGAACTACGGTTCTGATAGAGGGACGACCGATGAGGCCGCGAAAGAAGGACAGGCACCTACCTCCGTGCATGTACATGAAGCACGGGGCGTACTACCTGGTGAAGAAGGGGAAATGGGAGCGCCTGGATAACGACTACCAGGGCGCTCTAATGGCGTACGCCAAGATCATGGGTGGCAAGAACCAAGGTGGAATGCCGAAACTGATAGACGACGCGCTTGACGCGATGCGGGCGCGGCTTGCAGAGAACACCGTGAAGCAGTACGAGGCCGCCGCAGAACGACTGAAAAAGAACCTGGCAGAGTTCGAACCGCGCCAGGTACTGCCACGCCACGTAGCAGCACTCAAGCTGCACATGTCTGACACCCCCAACATGGCAAACAGGGTCATATCGTTCCTGCGCATGGTGTTCGCCTATGCTCTGGAGCAGCAAATCGTCGACTCGAACCCCTGTACCGGCATCAAGCGACACACCGAGAAGAAGCGTGATCGATACATCACCGACAAGGAGTTCGGTGCGATCTGCGCTGCAGCCTCACCCTACATTCGGTCCATTATTGAGATGTGCTATCTCACCGGCCAACGGATCGGCGACGTACTGGCCATCAAGCTGTCAGACATTAGTGAGCAAGGCATAGCCTTCGACCAGCAGAAAACCGGGGCCAAGCTCATCGTAGGCATGACACCTGACCTCGAAGCCCTGATCGCCAGGGCAAAGGCCTTGCCCAGAACCGTGCGCGGGGAAACGTTGTTCTGCACCCGCGGCCGGGGCAAACCAGTCTCGTATGAGACCATGAAGGATGCATTCAGGAAGGCTTGCCTAAAGGCAAACGTCACCGGTGCGACCATCCACGACCTCCGGGCGAAGTCGCTCACGGACACGGACAAACAAGGGAACGACGCACAAAAACTCGGCGGCCACACCGACGCCCAAATGACCAAACGTTATCTGCGGCTGCGAGAAATTGACGTAGCCCAGCCCCCAAAAATGCCGAAAAATGGCTCCTGATGCCACGCGTCGGCTGGCTTGGGTGTTAGCTTGCAATTCATTGAAACCGTGCTGGCATATCGATATAGTCACTCGCCCAAAAAATCAATCAAGGATCAGAGTGTGCTGGGACTGAAAGAGGCCAACTCGGAAAGCGCGATTCATTTCCCCAGAACGCTCAGCGATTCGGATCCTGAGGCGCTTTTCCGCTTCTGTGCTAGCCTCAACGGCCCAAGCGACGTGGTTCTTGATGCTAGCGAGCTAATGTACATTGATCCTCTCGGCTTAGCAGTGCTGAGAGCAACCTTGGAATGCCAGCCGGAAGGCAAAACGTTCCATGTGAGGTACATGCAGGCCCACATGATTCGTCATTTGGTGAGGATGGAATTCTTTTCTGGCCTCAGCGTCGACGGGATCGACGTCCAAACGGGGAGAAACCCCCAAGGAGAGCCTGATCATTGCGTTGAACTGCGAAAGGTCAATCAAGGTCAATCTGAGCAGATTGCCTCTCTGTTGATTCAAGCAGTCACAGGCCTTGTTCAGGGCGATACCGAGCAGGCCATGGATGCGGTCCGCCGCCCCATCGAGTACGCACTCAAAGAGCTTCTCGAAAATTCGCTGTCTCATGCGAAAAAGGAAGGAAATCTGGGCTCGTCAGTCTGGGTGGCGTGCAAATATTCCCAGTCCAATGGAGAGGTGCGCCTTGCTATAGTGGACAACGGATGCGGTTTTCTTGCCACCCTGCTGAACCATCCACAGCTGGCCGAGCGTACGGACGCAGAAGCCATTAGGGCAGCACTGATCGCCCGGGTTAGCTGTAATCGTGGCCCAACCATTGGCTATGACGTTGATAGCCAAAATCAAGGAGTCGGATTGACCACCACCGCTAGAATTGCTTATGCAGCAGGTGGATATCTGGTGGTCGCTAGTGGAGAAGCTTGGCTCCGAACGAATTCTGAGGACGCTCATTCGTTAAGCGGAGCCCCCTGGAAAGGGGTGGCGATCTCATTCCACTGCAGCCGTGACCAGCTGCCGAATGTGAACATCCCATCCTTGCTTCCTGCTGTCGAAGGTGATGCAGACGGGGAAATTAGCTTCGACTGAATTTGCTTAGCTGGAGCCCCTAGCTAAAATTTCTACTGATGCGTACGATAAAAATCTGCGCTGATAATGCCGAGGAAAGCGTTATGCAAACTCTGATCAATCTAGCGTTGGGCGCTGAAAGCATCCGAACGCTGGGAATGAGAGCCTCTGCGACACCGATTCGAAAGGAAATCGAACGGTGCCTCCAAGAAGGATCCATTATCGCCATCGACTTTTCGGGCAAGGACGCGACCCAGTCCTTTGTAGACGAACTGATTGGCGGTTTGATTCTGCGCCACGGGCGTGCCGTACTGGGTCAGCTGTCATTCAAAAATTGTTCCGATGATGTGAAATCCATCATCAAATTCGTTGTGAATGATCGCGTCCATCAGATCGAAAGTGAGCGAGCAATCGCCTGATAGGTGTGAACCCTCACCCGAAAGCCCCGCATCCTGCGGGGCTTTTTGCTTTGGTCATCCTGTGAAGGGCAGCATCAAACCTGTAGTATTAGACGTTTCGCATTTGTCTAATAGACGCATAGCTCCAAGGCCTTGAATGTCCAGTCTTTCCGACCACACACCGATGATGCAGCAATACTGGAAGCTGAAAAACCAGCACCCGGACCAGCTGATGTTCTACCGCATGGGCGACTTCTACGAGATCTTCTACGAAGATGCAAAGAAAGCCGCAAAGCTGCTGGATATCACCCTGACCGCCCGCGGGCAGTCGGCGGGCCAGTCGATTCCCATGTGCGGGATTCCGTTCCACTCGCTCGAAGGCTACCTGGCCAAGCTGGTCAAGCTCGGCGAGTCGGTGGTGATCTGCGAGCAGATCGGCGACCCGGCTACCAGCAAGGGCCCGGTGGAGCGCCAGGTGGTGCGCATCATCACCCCGGGCACGATCAGCGACGAGGCGTTGCTCGATGAGCGTCGCGACAACCTGATTGCCGCCTTGCTCGGCGATGAGCGGCTGTTCGGCCTGGCGGTGCTGGACATCACCAGCGGCAATTTCACCGTGCAGGAGATCAAGGGCTGGGAGAACCTGCTGGCCGAGCTCGAGCGCATCAACCCGGTGGAGCTGCTGATCCCGGATGACTGGCCACAGGGCCTGCCAGCGGAGAAGCGCCGTGGCGCCCGGCGCCGCGCCCCGTGGGACTTCGACCGTGATTCGGCACGCAAGAGCCTTTGCCAGCAGTTCGCCACCCAGGACCTCAAGGGCTTTGGCTGCGACAAGCTGACCCTGGCCATTGGCGCCGCCGGCTGCCTGCTGAGCTACGCCAAGGAAACCCAGCGCACCGCACTGCCCCACCTGCGCAGCCTGCGTCACGAGCGCCTGGACGACACCGTCATCCTCGATGCCGCCAGCCGCCGCAACCTGGAGCTGGACATCAACCTGGCCGGTGGCCGCGACAACACCCTGCAATCGGTGATCGACCGCTGCCAGACCGCCATGGCCAGCCGCCTGCTGACCCGCTGGCTGAACCGTCCGCTGCGCGACCTGAAGGTGCTCAAGGCACGCCAGGACTCGATCCGCTGCCTGCTCGACGGCTACCGCTTCGAAAAGCTGCAGCCGCAGCTCAAGGAAATCGGCGACATCGAGCGGATTCTCGCGCGTATCGGCCTGCGCAACGCCCGCCCGCGTGACCTGGCACGCCTGCGCGACGCCCTTGGCGCACTGCCCGAGCTGCAGAACGCCATGGCCGAGCTGGAGGCTCCGCACCTGGCGCGCCTGGCGGCGATCACCGGCACCTACCCGGAGCTGGCCGGCCTGCTGGAGCGGGCTATCATCGACAACCCGCCGGCGGTGATCCGCGACGGTGGCGTGCTCAAGACCGGCTACGACAGCGAACTGGACGAACTGCTGTCGATCAGCGAGAACGCCGGCCAGTTCCTCATCGACCTGGAAGCCCGTGAGAAGGCCCGCACGGGCCTGGCCAACCTCAAGGTCGGCTACAACCGCGTGCATGGCTATTTCATCGAGCTGCCGACCAAGCAGGCCGAACAGGCTCCCGCCGACTATATCCGCCGGCAGACGCTCAAAGGCGCTGAACGCTTCATCACCCCCGAGCTGAAGACGTTCGAGGACAAGGCGCTGTCGGCCAAGAGCCGTGCCCTGGCTCGCGAGAAGATGCTCTACGATGCCTTGCTCGAAACGTTGATCGGGCACCTGGCGCCACTGCAGGACAGCGCCGCGGCGCTGGCCGAGCTGGATGTGCTGAGCAACCTGGGCGAACGCGCCCTGAACCTGGACCTGAACTGCCCAAGCTTCGTCGACGAGCCGTGCCTGCGCATCGAGCAGGGCCGCCACCCGGTGGTCGAGCAGGTGTTGACCACGCCGTTCGTGGCCAACGACCTGGGCCTTGACGACAGCACGCGCATGCTGATCATCACCGGCCCGAACATGGGCGGTAAGTCCACCTACATGCGCCAGACCGCGCTGATCGTGCTGCTGGCGCATATCGGCAGCTTCGTCCCGGCAGCCGCCTGCGAACTGTCGCCGGTGGACCGTATCTTCACCCGTATCGGCTCCAGCGACGACCTGGCCGGCGGGCGCTCGACCTTCATGGTCGAGATGAGCGAAACCGCCAACATCCTGCACAACGCCACCGACCGCAGCCTGGTGCTGATGGACGAAGTCGGCCGCGGCACCAGTACCTTCGATGGCCTGTCGCTGGCCTGGGCCGCCGCCGAACGCCTGGCCCAACTGCGCGCCTACACATTGTTCGCCACCCACTACTTCGAACTGACCGTGCTGCCGGACAGCGAGCCGCTGGTGGCCAACGTGCACTTGAATGCTACCGAGCACAATGAACGCATCGTGTTCCTGCACCATGTGCTGCCGGGCCCCGCAAGCCAGAGCTACGGCCTGGCCGTGGCGCAACTGGCGGGCGTGCCGGCGGCGGTGATCCAGCGGGCCCGCGAGCACCTGGGCCGGCTGGAGACCACCAGCCTGCCCCATGAAGCGCCAGTTACAACGCCGCGGGACAATATGCCCCACGTGCCCCACCAGAGCGACTTGTTCGCCAGCCTGCCACACCCGGCCATCGAGAAGCTGGGCAAGCTGGACCTGGATGACATGACGCCGCGCCAAGCTATCGAAATGCTATATCAACTGAAAAACCTGTTATAA